TAGTATCTCCTCTCTTTTGCGTAGTATCTAAGTTGTTTACAGTATTAGGTGTTTCATTATTCATGTTATTGTGAATACTATTAGTATCCTCAGTGTCTAATTTTGGTTTTTCAGTTTCAGTTTTCCCTTTTTTTTCTACTTTGGGACTATTCAACTCAACAAATGATTTAGGTGTTGCTGTTTCTAACACCATAGGATTTATTACCACATTTGATTGAACCTTAGGTTTATTCTCTTTTGGTATAAGGTCAACAATATTTGAGAGATTGGAAATAAATAATCCACCAAAAAGTAACAGGGAAATCAAGACGGCAAGTCCTGTATAGTAGAGAGTATAGAATGGGTGTTTCATTTTTCTGAAATAATTTTTTGTAGTGAAGTTTTGATATTTTTTGTGATTTGTTTTTCAAAATCCTCCCTCCGTTTTTCAACTTCATTGTCAAACAATTTGATTAATTGATTCCATGACCTGTCATTCATCAGTACATCATATGCATACACATGGTTAATAATTTTTACACGATGGGATTCTAAAATAATAAAAATTTGACTGTTTTCACTTCTAATGTATCTTTTACTTGTAATCGGAGTTAGTAACATTATTGAATCAGGTTCGTAAATAAATTTTTTACAAACTGCAATGCAGTCCCGTTCATAAATTGACCTTTCCTGTTCGGTGTTTAAATACCGAAATAATTTCAAAGCCAGTTTTTGAATGAAACGACGAAATGTGTGGTTTAGATTTTTCATTACCATTATCTTTGACGACAAAGGTAAATCAAACTTTTCAAATTAACAATAGGTCCCCGAACATCTTTTTTTTCCGTCAAGACCTGGTTTTTTTCCTTTACAAACTTGTACCGCGTAACCATTGGCATATGCAGAGGGGTATACATCATATTTAGCCTTAGCCGCCGCTTTACCCCTAGCACATAATTTTGTTCCTGTCTTTTTTTTACCTTCCAAGACAGTGACATCATCCACCATTATCATTTCATCATCATCCATCCCTTGAGTTTCACCCATTAAGAAATCAAACACTTGGTCAAGGTTTTCTTTTGCAACGGTAATATGGTCATCTGCCCAATCGTGACCATTCTCCAAAATTGAGTGTATTACATCCGAATCAAGTTCTAATAACCTCTCAGCTTGTCTTTTTAGTTGCTCTAAGTTGCTGAAAAACATGTAACGGTTATGTTCATGTTCCGCTTCTTTTAAAGCTCTTAGAACCAAGTTTTTAATATCTGTTTCGGTTAGTCTGATAATTTTTTTCATTTCTTGTTAACAATTTGGAATTGAATCGTGTCCTTATAAATATCTTTTTCACCACTAGTGTTAACACGGATGTCAACAAAATATTCATTCGGTATCTTATCTCTCATATCAAATATGAAATAATATTCGTTTGGAGTACGGTTTACAGGAGTCCAATTCTGTACTTGAACCTCAGTTGTCCCCTCTCTAACATAAACTCTATAGTAGATGTCAATGTTCTCCAGTTGATGTTGAGAAGTCCATTGTTTCTTAGCCACGACCCCAATCTTTCGAATTTCGGTGTTGAGAATTTTTTCATTTTGTAAAATACCGTAGAAACTGAATCCATATTTACTTGGTTCTTGTGAGTTACTACCTATTTGAATTCCCGCACTGTAGGCTTGAAGAACAAACTGATTTGTCACATTAGGTAACGATTGTCCATTGATTGTAAGACCTGTCCAAACATCGTAAAATAGACACGGGGTTGGTTGATTCACAAATATATTCGGAACGGTTACCTCATATACACCCTTTGTTACCTGACAAGTAGTAAGTCCACTACCCCCCTGTACAATGTCCCCGTTTTGGTTTTCTATATTTACACCAGGTAAATTGTCTAAATTGGCAAAGTCACCATTTTGGTAGACATATAAGTATAGTTTGTTTGTTTGGTTTTTTAGGAAAAGGTTTCTGTCGTCTTTAACCAAGTCATCGTAATTGGTGAGAAGGTATGGTTGATAAAATGTTTGTGTGTATTTTCCGAAGAATCCAACAGAGTATGATTCTGTTAAACCTGTAATGTTTTCAATATCGGGTTTGTAGGCAATACCCCATCCTGTTACTCCTGTGATTGAACCGTCTAAAATTCCGTTTATCTCATCGGTCATATCAAATTGGATATCTTCGTTACCCAATTCGAATCTTTGTTCGTCAACTATTGTAATTGATGAGTAGTTAAGTCCTGTAAGACTTGTTAGGGAGTTTTTATTATTATAGATTCCTGGTTCGGACCAATTTGTTACGGTGGTTGTTTGGTACCAGTTAGATGGTCTTAAAGAAAAACTTTTATTGTTTAGTTGTTCTAATGATGATTGCATTCCCGCAAGTCCATTTTGGGTAGTTCCAAAATTATTATAATCGTACCCAACACCTTCGTCCCATATTTGTGGTGAACCTGTGTCCCCTGAAAATTTCGGTATCCTAAAAAGTATTAAATCAAATGATGTGGCTCTTTTTCTCCCGTCACTCATATTAGTGTTAAGGAGTTCATCGTCGAACGATGATGTATTTGTCATCATAAGGGTATGTGTCATTCCTGTGGTACAACCTGTGGAAATAACTTTATCGGCAATCATTTCTTCAAGACCCTCTAAGTCCAAATCAAATATAAAACGGGTGAATCCAAAATTGGGGACTACAAGGTCACTACTACCAAAATTGAGTTGTACCACGGGATTTCTCGCGGTGTTGGTGTAAAGGTTTGATAATAAAGTATTGTTTCTATTAAAATACGACCGATAAATTGACATTATACTTTTTCTTTATAAATATCAATTCAAACGAATATATTGATTCAAAACTTTATTATATGCGTCATTGAGTTCTTTGATGAGATTATCAACACTAGAACCATCCTCTGTTACTGAAATGGGGGGTTCTCCTGGGAATCCGTGGGTGTGAGAAACTAAAAACCTAACAATTACATTGAGGAGTTGAAGTAATTCTTCACCCCTTACCATACTTGAGGTATTTGGTTCAATTTCTAACGAAAACTTTTGTTCGTCAATTCCATATAGACTATTATCAAAATTGATTTTACTTTTACCAGGTATTTGAGAAAGTTGTGAGAGAAGATAGACGTGTTGTGCCCCAAATGCATTATAGGTTTCAGGTAGTGCGTTTGTCTCGATTTTTCTGAAACTCTTAGGAGTGATTTTAATTGGGTCACCAACTCTTCCTTGTTGGAATATAAGTCCATAACCCCCAATTTTATCGGTAGGTATAAGTTTAACTTTCGAAAATACCGTTGTCAGATTTTGTTTAACCACATTTTGAGATGTGGTTTTCATTTGGTTATAGAAATTATTTGATGGTCTGAAATACATCGGAAATTTCTCATCCAACACGTTGAATAACACAACTCCTGTTTGAGTTTTAAGTTTACTATTACAATCACTAATAAATTGATTAATGAAAGCAATAGAATTGTCCAAACTCAAGAAACTGAAACTCTGAGATGCTTTGATAAACTTATACTGTTCTATATCGGAATCTACTTTAAGATTTTGTGAGGTTGTTGCAGTGTTAGGTAAGAGTTTGTATAGTCGTACAGTACCGTTGAATAGGTTAAATGAATTTTCAGGATTATTAATATCGTATTCTATAAGGAAATTTACCTGAAGGTTTTGTATCCCTATGTCGGCTTGTCTTACAGTATCACCAATTGTTGTTTTGTTTTGGAATTTACTAAGTTGAATAAACGCCCTGTTCTTATTTCCTTTGGGGTCTCTATTAGCTACGAGTTCACCTGAATATTTTCCAGCTCTAATAAGGGTAGTGTGTTCTTTAAAAATGATATCAGTACTACCCCTACCTAATACCGCAACATCACCTGGGTCAGGAAAAACACCATCAGGGTCAGGATTTTTGTAAGTTCCATCAGGATTTCTTAAATTTTCTGCCCCAATAATTTGTACCCCAGTAATATCTGTATATTTTTGGGATTCGTTGAAGTTTTCTTGTACAATATTTTGGATTCTATTAAAAGGTCCTTGAATGTAGTACGCATTTAAAAACTGAGAGGTCTCCGGCTCGTGGTAGTAAACTTGAATAAGTTCGTCTACTTTAGGTACAGTCCATACATAAAGTGGTAAAAGAGAATTGAAAACAAAGGGGTCTTTTGCAGTCCAATAATCTTTCGGACCGAATCCTTCATAACTTTTTCCTATCGCAGTATTGTCATCTGTGAGCAAATTTGCCCTAATACGACCCAAGTTTAGAGGGTCTTGATTATCGATAACAACGGCATAAAACCAAATTCTACTCGCCATTTCTTTGTTGGTATTCCTTTAACAATGTGTTATACAATTCTTCAATCTTGTCTAAGTAAAAACTTAAACCTAGAATATTGTTTTTTGTTACTTCAAATTCGTTGGCTAATTGGTCCATTGATTGTTCCAATTTTGAGTTGGGAACATTTTTTGAGTCTTTTGCAACCTCTACTAAAATTTTAAATTCTTCTTGTGTCATATCAAAATCCTTTAGCAAATATTTTAACTATCCCTCCCGTTAGTGGTGGTACAAACGCACCCCCACTTACTTTACCATTTTGAATAAATTCGTCATATCCCCCCTTTTGTATTGCCGTTGTAAATCTTATTATTCTGTTTGGTGAACCATCAGGTAATGGTCCCACTTTCAAACCATAAGCCTCCATGTATTCGATGGTGTTTAAGACACCTCTTTCAGGACTTATACCTGGTAAAAAATCTGATAACGCCAAAAGGGACAATCCAATACCTGATGGTGGAGTTCGTGGTGTTCCTCTAAGAAGTGAGAGAAGCCTTTGAATCTGTTGAATCAAAGACTTACATTCTCTGTAATTGAGAAACCCTTGTATCAAAGGTTGGGCATAGTCCAATATCGCATTAATTGCTTTAAGTCTTGCATCTTTACTTGTACGAGCAATATCTCTCAAAATTTCTCTAAGAAGTCTTAAAAGATTTTTCTTTAACATATTGAAAAGAAGCTCCAAAAATCTATTCATAATCCTACCGACAACATTGAAAACAAATTTTTTGTATTGTCGGACAAAATCTACACCATTATTAACTTGTGATGCAATTAAATTATTGATTGTATTTGCCGAATTAATTAGGGTATTTGCTGAAGTGATTATTGTATTCGCTGAGGTGATAAGGGTATTAGCAAAACCAACAACTTGGTTATTAAGATATTCTTTGAATATAAAAATTGGTAACAACACTTTCGGGGTAAAAAGTGAGGATAAAAGTGCTAATATTATTTTTTTGAACAAACTTTGATTGAATGGGTTTGTGACATCAAATGATACCCCCCCGAATCCCGTTTGATTGAATTCCTGTGTGATTGAGTCCAATATTCTATCAATTTCGGCAACTTGTTGTTCAACTGAAAGATTGTCTATATTATCTGCAAGATTTTGTGCTTCTTGTAATAAAACACTATTATTTACAGGAAGTTTAACTGTATCACAATCTATGAATTCAATTACTCCTTGTTTTTGATTGACTGAGGCGGTGTTGATGTCATTTAACTCGACTTCTGTAAATGTAAAAAATTCATCATCATCAATATCTAATTCAGAAAGTTTGGCAACACCCGACACATCTATTTCACTTTGACCAGGTTCACATCTCCCAATAATTCGATTAAGAATTGTAACAAATCTGTTTTGATTTTCAATTTGTTGAATTGATAATGACTGTGAAAGAGTACCTGATACTAAATTCAAAAGGTTACCCAAAAAAACTTTTGAGTTATAGATTTCTATTGATTGATAGTAATCCCCCAAAGCATCAACAACAGTATTTGCTGATGATATCAATTGACTTATAGTGCCACCCGTAGTTGGTGGTGGACTAGGTTCCCTATCTAAGAGAAATACACGGAAATAATCGCCAGATGCTCCCACCCCGTTTTGTGTGGTGTACTCAATATCAAAAATTCCTTGTCTACTTCTTCCATTATATGGTACTGAAAACTCATCGCGGAAGGTTGAATTTTGTTGTTGAATTCTTTCATTTAACTCAAAATTCATTGGGAATGGTTGTCTCCCCGCATAGTTGTTGTACACCGATAGAGAAGTTATACCTGTGGTTTCATAGTATAACTTTCCTATTTGAGTTTGTGGTTTTATTTTTAAAGAGCTGTTGAAATCAACCTCACTAACCTTAACATAAATTCCATCCTGTTGAGGGAGAAGTGAAAATGACGATATATTTTGGAGTTGTGATGTTGGGTAGCCCTGATAGGTTTGTTGTTGAGCACAGTTCAAAACTCTGAAAGCTTCTTCTGAAATAATCTTTCTTATTTCATCCTTCATTTTAAAGACTAATCCCAAAAGTTCTTGTCTAATGAGACTATTGGTGCTTGAAAACGTCGAACCCGAAGTGCTTTGATTGATTAATGAAATTAGTTTATCAAAACTTGATTCTTGATTTCTTTTGTTTCTTGACTGATTTGCTTCAACAGATGACTTTTGTCCCGCTAATATTTCTAGTGAACGGGCTAAACTGTCACCACGAGTTTTATCACTTTCAATCTGACCTTGTCGTGCTTCATTGTATGCTTGTAGAGCAGAAATTCTTGATGAGATACTTTCGAACCCACTTGAGATGTCTATAGATTGATTATTAAATATTGGCATAGATATTACATTCGATATGTTGGTTCGTCCGAAACATCAGAATCTTTTTCCAAAAGTTTTTCAAACAAATCATCATCCATATCTGAAAGTGTAAACGATTCCTCTTGATTGGTAGTTTTTTCCCAAATCGAACTTTGTAGTCGAGATAAACTAATTTTTTTCTCAACACAATCATTAATAATTTTTTGTTGTTTTTCTAACACAGGACCGATTTCTTTCATATCCTCGGCATCCTTCATCATAGATATCATTTTATTTTGAATCCTAATGGCAGTGTTTCTTTGTTCTACAAGTTCATTGTAGATTTCTTGCATCAAAGACAAAATTGAGTCCTTGGAAAATTTAATTTCTTTTCGTTGCGGTCTTGGCATACTTATAAATAGTATTAAGTATAATATCACACAAAAAAACGAAAAGTTAATATTTCATCTTAGTTTGTAGGACTGTATACAATTTTTTGAACTTTTTCATCGAATTTCTTATCTCTTTTGTTGATAGATTTGTCATCTCTCTAAGAGATAAAAGAATGATGTTTTTATTGAATTTGTTATTGTCCGTACTTGAAAAAATACTTTCGTAGTTTTCGAATAGGTCTATTAAGGCATATCCCAATTTAACTTCGTTGTCAGATAAAGATTCAGAATTAATGAATTCTTTCAAATCACTCAAATATTTTTTGATTACGACCTCCATATCAAGTTGGTCCGAATCAATAGTATAAATCATATCAGGTCTTTGTTCCAATGAAAGTGAGATGTCTTCATATGAGACTTTTCTATTCATATCTTTTTGGTCTTTGATGATTTGACCCATCAAATAATTTTTACAAATTGTACCGAAATAGGAATACGCCTTTTTATTTTTTGCGGGTTGAAACTTATCAACCTTCGTTATTAAAAATGAATGAGTATCTACATGGATTTCCCTGAAATCCATATCCTTACGATATAATTTATACCTTCGAATAATCGATGAAATCATCTTATCCAAAGGGTCTCTCAAGAATTCATTATAAATCTTATTTCTTTCCTCATAAGTTTCTGCCAAGAGGAAGGCCTTTACAGCCTCCTCCTCTCGGACATCAAAATAATTGGTGGTAGTTGCCTTTCTACCCCTCTTTTTTGATGAAACATCTTCGGTATTTGCCGTTAATGTTTCTAACATTAATCATTAGTTGCTTGGAAATTTATTGTTCTATCTTCTTTAAAGAAATATTCCTTTTTTGCGGACTGAACCCAAAACTTTACTTCTTCATCCAACATTTTTTCTTGACCAAACTTGTAGTTCCAAAAAAGAGAACCTTCTCTCATGTTGGTGTGCTTATAACCAAGTTTTGGGATTGTCATAATTGATGCTGAGTTGTATGTAAGTCTTAACAAAAATTCATACACAAAAGTCAATTTGATTGACGATTTGAAACCTCCAAAGTCTTCTGTAACATCTTTACGAATTACCATACCAGAGGTTTGGAAATTCTGATAGTCTTGAAGAATATCATTAGTAAGGAAACCAACTTCTTGTGCAAAGTTTGCTGCGAATACCGCTTCATTTGTAAAACCAGCAAATGTACCTTTTTCATCCGTATCAACAACCACTGGAAGGAACGCTTGTACCATTGGATAATATTCCATGTACTTACGAACATTGTCGAACCAAATTGTTGAATATTCATCATCAAACTCGAAAAATGAAACCCATTTTGTGGTTGCGTTTTCAATACCGAAATTAATTTGAGATGCAAAGTTAGCTTCTTTGTCCCAAACAATTTTTCTCATATTGATATCCCCAAAATCGAATCCATCAATATGATTGTTTAACTTTTCTTCAGTAGTTGCTACAATCAAAAGTTCTTTTACAGATACCTTTTGGTTTTTGATTGATGTGATAGCCTTTTCGAAGTAATCTTCGAAATCACGGGATACCGCAGATTTAATTGGTAATACAATTGTAATGTCTAAAGGAGTGTTCATAATTATTCGCTAAATTTTGAGATTTGTTCTTCCATAGATTGTGCTCTTAATTCAAGATATTCTGTGAATAATTCTATGGTTTTATTTTCAAATTGTTCTTTTGTTGGAAGTTTGTTAACAGTTTCTTGAATGTTTGAGTACATTTCTTCTGAGATATTATCCTCTAACCAATTTTGAGTCCAATCTGCGATAATGTCTGGAAGAAGAATTTCATCTTTAATCCAAATTCCGTTGTTTTCATTCATCCATTCAGGGACCAAATTAGGTGTAATTCCAATTACAGGAACACCAACTTTCATTGACTCTAATGGGAAAGTACCGTAACCACTTTGTCTGTCAATCCAAACCGATACAAAACACTCTGAAATTGCGTTGGCAAATTCTTCTTGAGAAAGACCTCTTAAATCACGGAAGGTAAACCATCTGTATTGAGGAAATCTTAGGTAAAATGTTTTGATAAGGTTAATTGTGTCTTCTTGTTCTCTGGAATGAACACCAATGATAGGAAGTGGTGGTAAATTTCTTTTTTTAAAGTCGTCAGAAATGAAAGGTTCGATAATATCGTATGATTGACCTCTCATCACCTTGCTGATATAATCCTTTTGTGCCTCTGAAGTAGTAATGGTTTTAAAGAAACCATATTGATTCCAAGTCTGACCAGGTTGAAGAGTCTCCAACATATATGCGTAAGACTGTGTTAAGACAATTTTACCACAAGGTAAGTTTTTAACTTGGTCCATCATAAACCCAAAAATTTCGGGAACAATCAAGAAGTCTTCAGGTGCAATTTCTACATTCTGACCATCGATAACTTGATGTGGAATTTCAGTCATATACTCTTCTCCTAACCATGATGCAACTCCTGTGTAATCAGATTTTTCATGTAGGATAATCGAATTAAATCCACTTCGTTTTAGTGTGAGTGCCAAATCATAAATGTATTTGATTGAGGCTTTGGCGTTACCTTTAGTATCGTGGATGAAAAAATATAGTTTTGATTTTTTTTCTCTAAGATTACTAATTGAAAGTTTGACTTTGTCTATTTGAGGTTGGTCCATTTTAATATTTGTTAATAATTTTTTTATTTAATAATGAATTAAATGCTAATCTAAAAGGTACAGATAACTCTGAATTCATTATTCCGAGTTTTTCATCACCATCGACTTGTTCGGACATAATAACTTCTAACATCATCTTTACCATTTCGAATTTGACAACATTGATTTTATGTTCGTTGGTACTTCCACTAAGTTCGTCATTGATAACATTAGTTAGTTCAATAAATTCTTCAATTCTTTCCAAATCGATGTAGTAATTTTCATTCCAAATTGGTATCATTTTCTATTAAATTTTTAAGTTGTTTAATGTTATCAATATTCGTAAAGTCCGTTATATTATCGTTATAACTTGTATTATACTTAATAATTTTTTTATCTGTAGGATGATTTAATAATAAGTCGGGATTTGCTGTAAGTAAAAGGTCAAATTCATTCCAAACTGTTTGCAATGTAAACTGATTATAAAAAACAATTTTTTCTATCTGACAACCGAACTTTGAAAGGAAAAATAATGTAGCCGGTTTTGATTTACCGATTTCATCCGAAATAAGTAGGATATCGTGATTGTCTCTCATATCTACATAAAAATCATTTAAATCTATAAAGCTACTATATTCAGTTGACGGTGCATGTCCAAAAATTTCCATACAGTGTTCTGTATAAAGAAAATCATAAAGTTCATCATCGTCTTTAAACTTTAGATGGTCTTGCAATCTCAATGAAGTTATTGGTGAAAGAATCTCGTATTTAAAATCTCTTTTTTCATTGAGAATATTCTCAACATAAAACTTTTCATAAACTTGTTCGATTTTCTTTACAGTATCTCTTAAAACACCATTAATTTCTATTGCAATTCTCATTCGTCGTACTTTTCTAAGATTTTTGTTATCAATGGATTTCTAACCACATCTTTCTGACTAAACTCATGACATAAGATTGAGTTGACTGATTTGAATCGATTGATTGCATCATAAAGACCTGAATGGGTTTTGTCTTTGTATCGGTCAGTTTGCTCCAAGTCCCCTGAAATAAAAAATTTCGAATTGAATCCGATTCTTGTTAAAAGAAGTTTCATTTGATTTGGAGTAGAGTTTTGGGCCTCTTCAAAAATTAAAATTGAATTGTCAATGTTCATTCCTCTCATATATGCAAGGGCAAAAACTTCAATAACTTCAAGTTCCTTCAATTTTTCTCTAGCATCTTTACCAATAATTTTATTGAGGAGGTAATATGTTGGGAAAATGTATGGGTCAAGTTTTTCTTCTACATTACCTGGTAGTGACCCAAGTTTTTCTTCCGCCTCAACTGCGGGTCGAACGATAATGATTTTCTCGTAAGGGGTGGAGGGGTCTACCAATAAATCAATTGCCGCTTTCATGGCAATATAACTTTTTCCAACACCAGCAGGACCAGCACAAATTGTTATCTGTGCATCATGTAATTTTTTGTAATATTCTTTCTGACTTTCAGACAAAAACTTTTCTTTTGTTTTTTTCTTTAAGATAGAGCCAATAATTTCCTTTTTGGATTTAGGGGTTTCTTGTACCATATAAGATGGTGTTGGAGATGGTTTTTTTCTCATATATTAATTTTTGTAATCCTCGTAACTTTTTTGTTCTTGTATTTCTGAATTTGAAAGAAGATTAATTTTATTTTTCAGTTCGAATCTGTCATCATTAGTATAATAGACCGACCTGGCTAATTCGATGAATTCATCATCAAACTTTTTATTCTTTTCACAAACTCGTATCTTATCCTCTATGTCCCATAATTTTGAATTAACCAAAACCAAATCATCATATAAATTAAAATAATCTTTAACCCTCAAAAATGGTTCAGACAATTCATGTAAGTAAGAAAATTCTTTTTCAACCTGAAATAGTTTATCAGGATTTGTCAGTCGGTTTTTTTTAATGGACAAAATAGATAATTTGTCCAAAAGTTCACCAACGCTAATGGGTGTTGTAATCATAATGTTTTTTTACCAAAATAGTGGTAAAATAAAGAAAAAAAACCTTTTATCGTCTCAAATAGGTATTTAAATCCTCAGGAGTACCTAATCCCCACATTTTGACGATTTCATAAGTTCTGATTTCTTTGTTATCTTGAATTGCCTCGTTGAACACAGGACACACATAAAACTCATTATTAACTCTAAGATTCTTTTCAATCATCTGTTCGGCATACTTAACATAATCAGAACCTTTTTTCCAATAATAGACCCCCACTGTTGCAATGTCCGAAATGGGATTCTTTTCGGCAACCTCAGTTACCAAACCATTTTCGTTAACTTTAGCAAATGACCATTTAGGGTGAGTTGATTTAAAGGTTACAATTCCCCCATCACAATCGGTTTCCGACATCTTATACATGAATTCATTGGAGTCCCACTCGATAAATTGGTCTGAGTTTGCCATAACTAATGGATTATCATTATTGATATATTCTTTAGCCAAAAGTGTAGTGCTTGCAGCACCTTCGGTAATACCCTCAACCTCAACAATTTTACAACCAGGTGAAACCATACCAAGTAAAGTATCCAAGTTATATTTTTCTCTATGTGATTTTTGAACGATAAAAATGTAATTGGCTTTAATGTTTAAATTTTCAGTGACGACTTTAATCATAGGGTCCCCTTCAACATCGATAAGAGGTTTAGGAAATGTATATCCCGCTTTTTCAAATCTTGAACCAGCACCCGCCATGGGTATTAATACATTGAGAGTCTCGTCAGTCCATTTGGGTTTCTTCATTTTGAACTTGTTATTTAATTCGTTTAATTTTCTATACAGGTTTTCAACATTAACTTCTTTGGGGGATTTTACCCTCAGTATTGGTGCGTGTGTTCTTGCCGCAGCTAAGAGTCCATAAGGTGAGTCCTCAACAATTAAAGTCTCCTCTGCAATAACCCCCATTTCAGATATGACTTTCCAATAAATCTCGGGGTGAGGTTTACTATTCTTTACATCCTCATTGGACAGTATTTGGTCGAAGTATTCTATGATGTCCAACTTAGATAAAACCGTTAGAACAGTCTTTCTAATTGAATTACTACAACAGGCAATTTTAAAACCATCCTCTGATAGTCTTTTTAGTAGGTCTATCAAATTAGAATGAGGGGTAATATCTTTTAGTTTCTGATTGGTGATTCGTTGTTTTTCTTCCCAAACAACATTGTGTAAATTACGGTCCAACCCCTTTTCATTAGTTAACATTTCTAATTTTTGTTTGGTTTTAAGACCATCATATTTGGAAAGGTGCTCATTCCAAGATATTACACAATTTGGTGCGTGTAGATTTAGTGCGTCATTGAGAGCTTCGTAATGTAATTGTTTGGCCTCAATTAACACACCATCCAAATCGAAAACAACTAATTTTATCATTTATATTTTGATATGTAATCAGAACAAATCCCTAAACAGTTTATCATTATATTCTTGAAGATTGTTTTCTCAGGTAAAACCCATATAGAATTTTCATACACCTTTTTACCAGGAAACACCCACGGAATACCTTTTGAAGTTAGAGTGTAGTCATCGGTTTGATGCCAAAAACAGTGGATTTTGGGGTTAGATAACATCTTGTAAAATGACTCTCCATTTTTGGCGTGACACCAAAGTTTTTCATTTTCCAAGAATTCCTCACTTACTAAATAAAGAGGTTCGTCGTGACCTAAATAAAATAAATCATTAACAAACCACACATCAATTTCCACCTCATATCCCCGAGATAATGCGGTCAAAATATATTCAGGAGAGTTTTCCGCGTTGGTTATTCTCCCGTCTATATTACCTCGATGTGAAATGTAATGTCTAATCCCCATTTCTAATTATTCGTAAAATTCCAACCAATAATCAATCATTTCATCAATCATTTTTTCAAATGTGTATCTTGGTTCCCAACCTGTAATAGTTCTCAATTTTGTTGAATCCCCTTTTAAATCGTGAAGTTCTTCAGGTCTTAAAAACTTCTCATCTAATTTAACCCAATCTTGATAGTTAAGACCAAGTTTGTTAAACGTATATTCACATAATTCTTTTACCGAATGAGATATACCTGTAGAACAAACAAAATCATCGGCAGTTTCTTGTTGTAAAATCAACCACATCGCCTCGACATAATCTTTTGCATGTCCCCAATCTCGTGTAGCATCTAAATTACCCAATTTTAACTCAGTAGATAATCCATACTTTATCTTTACGGCCTCTTTAGCTACCTTGTTAGTTACAAAGTTAGTTCCTCTTCTTGGTGATTCGTGATTGAATAAAATACCATTAGAGATAAACATGTTGTAAGAATTTCTATAATTTTTACAAATATTATAAGAAAAAACTTTGGCACAACCGTATGGTGATACTGGTGTCATCGGAGTGGTTTCTCTTTGGTACCCATCCTTATCAATTGAGTTTCCAAACATTTCTGACGATGATGCTTGATATATTTTTATTTTGGGGTCGATTAATCTGACAGCCTCTAACAAATTGAGAGTACCAAGACCTGTAACTTGTGCGGTGTAAATTGGTTGGTCGAACGAAATTCTAACATGTGATTGTGCAGCTAAATTATAAATTTCATTAGGTTGAACTTTTTGTATAACGGAAATTAATGATGATAAGTCTGTTAAATCCGCATAATGAAGGGTTATTTTTTGAAAAATATTATCGAGTCGAGCGGTTTGATTTTCACTCACAGAATTTCTTTTTAGAGTTCCGTGTACTTCATATCCTTTTTCCAATAAAAATTCTGCCAAATATGAACCATCTTGACCATTTATACCTGTGATAAGTGCTACTTTTTCCATGAATTACTACGCGTGTTTCAAAATAATATCACAGATTAATTCAATATCACTTTCTTCAAGTTGAGGGTGATTTGGAACATATATCCCTCTTTCATCAATAATTGAACAATTTGGTAAGATAAGTTCTCCGTATATTTTTTTATAGAATGGTTGTGAACCCATTGAACCTGAAATAAGTGGTCTACATGCAATACCATTTTCCACTAGTTCTTTGATTAAAGAACTCTTACTTTCCTTATCTTTTGTAATTACAGGGATTGCGAAATTTGCGGTAAAAGTATCTTCAATTTCTTTTGGGAACCACACTTTGGGTGACAACAATTTAGAGTATAGTTTGAAATTTTGATTTCTTTTTTCAATCAAACCATCAATTTTTTTCAATTGATTCAGCCCTATCTGTGCTTGTAAGTCCGTACTTCTTAAATTAAATCCCGGTATAAAAAAAGTGTAAAGTGAGCTAAAATCATCACAATTCCATTCCTGTTTTAATTCTAATTGTTTATCTGACGGTAGGTCTCTAGACCATCCATGACTCCTTAACTGTAAAAGTGTATGATATATCTTTTCATCATTGGTAGTAATAACACCACCTTCAATCGTACTCATAGTATGTCCGAAATAAGTTGAAAAAGACGACATTAATCCAAAATTTCCCAACCTTCTATTTTGAAATTCAGTGCCTTGTGATTCACAGTTATCCTCTAAAAGTATTACATCATATTTTTCACAAAGTTCCACCACTTTATTCATGTCGGGAGAGAGACCCAATACTGAAACTAATATTAGTGCCGACGGATTTTCTGTTTTAAAAATTTCCTCTAAATGATTCAAGTCCACAGATAAATTTTCAAGGTTACAATCAACCAATAATGGCTGTAAATCAAATTGTAAGATTGGTGCCAAATCTGTCGCCCAAGAAAGTGATGGTACACAAACTTTATTATTCTTCAAAAGATTCAGATATTTTAAAGCAAATACCATTAATAAATTTGCTGATGAACCTGAGTTTACAAAAATCGAATATTTGGTACCAATCCATTCTGACCATTTCGATTCAAATTCCAATGTCATTGGTCCCTTAGTCAGACGAGGGTAGCTAGACAACCATTCAATTAAACTGTCAATATCTTTGTTATCAATTGTGTCTTGTACGAGTTCTATTTTTTTCATTTTCTTACTTTTTTATAATTTTCTATGAACCACTCAATCGTTGAATTAATACCATCTTCAAATTTGATAAATTCATAGTTTTTGGGAATATCTGTTTTGGCAGGTTTTCTAAATTGTCCCTTAGGTTTAGTTGAATCAAAAACTAAGTCATTGTCTTTAATTCCAAATTTTTTACATATTATATTGGCAACTTCCATTACCGAAACTTCAGTCTCGTTTATTGCCTGAAAATTATGTTCTGTGTTCCAATTTTCAAGTGCCCATAATATGTTTTTAGCTAAGTCTTCTGAATGAATAAATTGTCTTAAGGGTGAACCATCACCCCATATAACCATTTTTTCGTTTTTCTGTTTGGTCAAATACGCTCGGTGTATCATACCTGGTATAATATGACTATGGTCTAAATTAAAATTATCATGTGGTCCGTAGATATTTGTAGGGACAATTGAAATCCAATTTTTTCTCAAAAAACTTCTAAAAATTTTGGTTTCATATCCTGATAGTCTTTTGGCGTATGAATACCCTTCGTTGGAAGGATGTGGTCTACCATTGTCTATTTGGTCAGAAGTAAGTGGATAAACAATATTTGAATCGGGAAAAACACATGTAGATAACAAATTAACAAAATTTGGCATTTCTAATTCAAAACATGCCTGCATTACATTTTTATTAATTAAATAATTCTCGAGAAAAAATCCATGATTGTTACTTGAGTTTGCGCCAACACCACCAACTTTGGCTGCACAGTGAATTACAGTATCAACACCTGAATTCTTAACATGATACTCAAAATATTCTTTCGTTTTTTTTGTGTCAAACAAATCAACATCAGCTCGTGTGTGATAGACATGGTTATCACCTAATATTTTTTTTAATGCATTCCCAACTAATCCGTTGCTTCCTGTAACTAATACCTTCATATTACCATCCATTTTTCACAATATAAGTCTTTTGTCTCAAGATGTGAATTTGATTTTCCGAACCATTTTTTCGGTGCAATCACTTTTTTACCCTCATTTTTGTTTAGCCAAGCTCCCCACCAGCTGAAACTTGAATTTGCAATAATATTATTCTCACATTGTGTCATCAAAAAAAGGTCTTCATAATCTTGATTACCACTTACAAATGTTTTGTTTTTGATGAAATTCAAATTTTCTTGACACCACGATATATCGTCTGAAAAGATTAAAAAATAACTTTCTTCACCAATAATTCGAACAGCTTCTTCATAATATTGTAAGTTCTGATTTTCATGGTAATCACTCAACCAAACATAATCTCCCCTTCTTACATGAATTGATGTCGGATTTTTTTTTAAAACTTCTTTGTATTTTGTTTTGACATTTCCTTTAATTGATTCATCTAAATCGAATAACTCCAAAATTTTGTCACGATAATTTTTGAAATATTTTTCACTTTGGAAGTATCCATAAAGTCTCAGATTTTCTTTGATTGTTGGGATTTCTGTGTAAGAAAATTTTGGTTCTCCAAAAGGAATATGAGGAATTTTTTCTTCAGTGAATTCTATTTTATTAAATAAATTCGTTTTATAGTGATGTATTGGTTTTTGAGGTGACTGTACATCATATGTTTCACAAACAATTTTTTTTTTGTCCCTTAAAGAAATTGCATAAGCGGCGGCAATTTGAAACATATAATTACCCAGCCCACCCATCAACTTTGTTGAAATAATGCTCATTAACTAATTCTTTTTAAAAATCCGTTAGTGTTGAAAGTTGTATTGGTACCGAAAAAATCACACCATTTTCTGTCTATGATATATTGATTATTTTCACCCATAAATTGTTCAATTGACCTTACAGGACCACCGCCATAATCTTTACCTAAACCAATATGAATTAATGCACCATCTTCGATAATGAAATAACTATTGAGTGTTACAACATTTTTAAATTTGTGAAGAATTTCGTAAGAATGTTCATATGTGTGTGAACCATCATCAATAACCAATACTGTTTCGAAACCTTCAGTATTTTTTAAATCATATGACTGATATCCACCCAAGAATCTTTTAATCCTTTTGTTTTCTAAAATTAGAGAATCCATAGGATATTCTGTAATGTCTATTGTATGGATTTCACCCTTACCAATCAAATCTAACATGTCAGCCATGTATAAAGAAGCACCACCATGATTAGTTCCGATTTCGACAATTAAATCGGGTTTAACTTCATTAATTATCATTTGATAAAGTAGATAATCAAATGGATTTTTAATCATCTTTATACCTCGATAAGTCACTTTATGATGACCATCAACAATTTTTTGGAGATTTAATTCTAATTCGTTATTCATAGTTACAAGGAGTTTACAAAATTCGACACAACACTTTTTAGTCTTTCCCTAAAATGTGCATGAGGTTTACTTAATTCATAATTTATTTCAACATATTCCAACATATTAGAATAAGTTTCAGGTGTTAAATTTTTAATTACTTCAGTAATTTCTTCCAAAGAGTTCACAATGAACATACCTCGGGTATCAAAAAATTCTGAGATATTAGGACATCCAACATAAATTGGAATTGTTTTAGTTTGAAAACAATCCATCAATTTTTCGGTGAAAAAATTTTCTTTTGAGAAATTTTCGATTGCAATGTGATATTGAGAATAAAAAAGTTCATTTTTTCTGTCATTATCCTGCATTTTCCTATCAACACCCTCACCCGAAAAAGGATTATTAATACTTCCGAATAGGTGTAAATCTACATTTTCAATTTTATTTTTAATCTGAGGTAATTGTTGGCGAAGAAGATGGTTTGGAGAAAGTTGTTTTCCACCAATTAGTGAAGTAACACAAAATTCTTTTTCTTGAGAAGAATCATAATCCAAAATCCATGTCATACCAAAAGTATGAAGGCGAGCGTTTGGGCACCGTTCCAAAATTTCTTTATCAAAAGTAAGAATTAAATCAAACTCATTGTATCTACCAAAGACAACTTCTTTTACTCTACTTACTTCATCAGGTTCAACTAACCATAAAACTCGAATAGAATTTTTTGGGGTGTTAGGAAAATTATCAACATACAATTCACAGGGTTTGTTTGTTTCTATATTAACTCGTAAGTCCCAATTTGAAATTTTTTCAACGTTATACATTTTTTTCTAATTTTTTTAAATCGAATCTCATAGTTATTGACTCTTGATTAAATCCATTTTTTTTATAAAAATTAATCCTTTCAGGAAAACAAGATAAAATTATTTTATAACACCCAAAATTTTCAGCCTTTTTAATTAATTCTTGTATTAATTGAGTGCCAATGTTATTTCCTCTATAATCCTCTCTAACTACAACATCTTCAATACATCCAGCAATACCACCATTACGAATAATTTTTTGTTGTAAATGTAAAGTTGCTGAACCAACAATTTCACCATTAAACTCCGCAATTACCATGTGATTATCATTCTTAAACCATTTATCTAATGTTGATTCATTTATTTCATCAACTGACCACACTTCTTTAAGTGTTTTTAATAACCCGCTTGTAGAGTCATTTCTTTCAAAATCACGAATAACTAACATATCAATTTAAATTTTTATTTACTTCTATTACTTTTTCTATGATATATTTCACATCATCGTCATTTAAGTTCATATGTAATGGTAGTGTTATTAATTTTTCAGAAATAGTTAAAGAGTTTGGACAAGTACCAAATCCGTGTTTATACATTTTATAATTGGTGTTGTCTCTATAGTGAACTCCAGGATAAATTCCATTCGAGTTTAATAGTTCCATAAATTTATTTCTTTGATTAACAACAATTTGAAATAAATGTCTTGATGACAATACACAATCTTTATGAGTTTTTATAGTTTGAATTCCATGTTTTGTTAATTCTTTTTCATAAATTTCACAGATTTCTCTTCTTCTGTTATTATCTTCGTCAAGATATTTTAAACCAACTAATGCCATTGATGCCATAATTGAGTTTCCATGGTATTTGTAACCAACGTCAACTAAATCATATTCCCACTTATAATTTCCTTTGTCATTACTTCTTTGGTATGTGTCTTTATTAATACCTAACCAAGATAGTTTTCTAACTAAAGTATCGTAGTCCTCATTTGCAAAACAAATCATACCTGAATCTGCCGTTGGTAAGTTTTTAACGGCTTGGAAACTAAATACGGTTACGTCAGCTCTATGACCAACATGTTCAGGTTGACCTGTATTGGGGTTTTTAATAAAAGTTCCTGCCATATGGGCAGCATCCAAGATTACTTTCAATTTATGTTTTTTAGCCAATTCTATTACAGAATTTAATTGACCTGTATTCCCCCCAATTCCAATGAATAGAATTGCTTTGGTTTTTTTGGTTATTTTTGATTCTATTGATTTGGGGTCCAAACATAGAAACTCATCAACATCCGCAAACACTGGTTTTAGATTTTCGTAAACGATTGCATGATTTGAGGAAACGAATGTCAGAGGACTTGTTATAATCTCATCACCATCGTTCCACTTATTGGCATCTTTAAGAATCTTGAACGCCAAGTGTAATCCTGAGGTGTTAGAATTTATAAAATGAGCAAATGGAAGGTTGGTATACTCCTTCCATTTCTCTTCAATTTCTACGGTCTTAAATCCCAAACCAGTCCATCCTCTATCTAAGCAAACTGAAATATGTTCTTGAATTTCTTCTTTCCTAAACTTGGGAACAAAAAGTTGTATATTTTTCATATTAGAAATTTTTTATTACAATACTCAATATCTTTGCAGAGTAAATCACTATGTTTTGATGCCCATTGACTTGTTAATGTATGGTCACCGATTCCAATTACAATTCTGTAATCTTTCAAGACACCAGGATAATCATATTTAATAAACATTCTGTACCATAATTCACAATCTATCATATAGATTACTTCTGGGTCAAAATATTCTTCTCGGGGTATTAATCCAACACTTGGACAACCAACATAATTGATTCCCCTTAGTAGGTGTCTACCATCGTTCTCAATTCGAGGTATAATTGGGTTTGACCATTCTCCTGTTCCGTAGTTTAAATGTTTGCAACCACTAATAACCCATTTGTGACCTTCATTTAACAAATCAACCATTAATTGAATACTATCCGAGCCTTCAATGTAATCATCTAAGTTCATCAACTTAATAAAATCACCTGATGAGTTTTTTATTGCATTGTTTGTGTTGTGTGCTGGCCATCCTATATTCTCAGTATATCTAAGATAAACAATTTTATCGTTATTAAGAGATTCAATGTATTGTTGGATGTTATCAGTTTTGGAGTGGTCGGAAATAATAATTTCGATATTCTGATAAGTTTGTTCCAAAATAGATTCTACATTCTTCCTTAGAAATTCTACGCCTCTTCCATTAGCTTCATAAGTTGGAATACAAACTGATATTTTGGGGGTATTATTCATTTTTAATTCTTGTATAAGGAGATTTATTTCTTATTAATGTAGTTGTTTTATTAACATTTGACATATTAACTTTATGGTCATTTAAAGGGTTCGATTCATTGTATGTGTACAAAATTTCGGAGATAAATTTGAAATGTTCCATTCCTGACATTTCCAACATCGGGAACATAAATGCCAAGTCACCGGCAACTGACCAATACTCACCAGTTTCATTTTTTAAATCATTCTCATCAATTTTTTTCCATAACCAAGACTTCCAAGTTCTAAGATGAGACAATGTGAATGTTTGTTTTCTTAAATTTTCTACAGAAGTGGGGGGACTGGCAAAACCAGGTCTACCATTATGATAATTGAATGAACCGCTGGTCATCCAAATATTTTCAGAACTGTAAATTTCATTAATCCTTGAAAATACCTTAGAATTTGGTAACCAATCATCGCCATCGACCTCTACACATATTTCATCATCAGATAAATTCATGTACCGTATTACTAAATCATAGTTTCCTGGTTGATATAATTTCTTTGTATTTTCGATTAGAACGAATCTCGAGTCATTTTGGATTATTTCTTTGACTTTTTTTGTGGTACCATCAGTTGACATGTCGTCCAAAATATAACAAGTAAAATCTCTGAATTGCTGTGACATTATGCTATACAGACACCTCTCAATAAAAGGTTCACAATTATATGCTGTAGTCAAAATAGTCATTTATGATAATATTTTTAAAAATTCTTGTTTAACTTGTTTTGCAACATTATCGGAATAAAACTTTTCAATATCATCGGGTGGTGACGTTTTTTCTTTCGAAATTATATCTCCACTATCATTAACCTTATAAATCCAACTATCTTTACCACTCATCCAACTTTCAATTGTGGTTCTTCCCAATTGAATTCCAGCAGTTTCATACGCGCCTTCAATAAATGGCTTTAAGTTCCACGTTGGTGGAAAATGTTTTATACTTGGGTTGTTTAAATAACTTTTCAAATAAATTGATTTGTCTTCTCCAACTAACCACAATTCCTTTCCAAGTGAAATCGCGTATTCACCAGCATCTTTAATTGCCATTTCTCTTAGGTAATCCACCGTTCCAACAAAAAGAATGTAACCATTCTCGTTTTTTGTGAGTGTTGGAAATCTATTTTTGTCGACAGGATTATAAATTACTGAGATTTTTTCTTCAGGTATATCAAATTTATTTATAAGGTGTTCTTTGATTTCTGGTCTGATTGCAACATAATGTTTTATAGAATCATGAATTACAGGGTCTTCAAGTTCGATTACCTCGGAGTGAATCGTTGCTATTTTATCAATCGTAGGGTATAGATTGATTATTCTCTCGGCAACAGGTTTATGTTGAATATGTATGATATCAAAATCTACTTCGGCAATTTTGTATAGTGTCGTTGGGTTTGAAACTTGAGGTTTTCCATCGGGACCCATTACCATCCACTTACCATCACCCATTTTAAAACCAGGGGCTTCCTCAAACGGTAAACATTTAATACCCTCTTTTTTTGCCAAATCTGTTAATGGACCACCTATTTGTGATAGTATCGTGACTTGACAATTTTGTTTTTGAAGAGATTTTGCTAATTCATACACATAAATTTCTGAGCCGGTAAATGTTCTGAAAAACATAGAAGAAATTAAAACTTTCATCTGTCTTTCAGGTGCAAACGGTATTTTGATTGGTAGGTTATCAGAATATTTTTTCTCAAATATTTGTCTGTTTTTTTCCCACTGTTCATTAGTTTGTCCAACTGATTTGTGAGTAATTCTAATGTTTGTACAAACACCGATTTTTACACCCTCTAAATGATTTTCAAGACAAAACGGTAAATCATAAAAGTGAAACCCTTCAAATTCCTCAACAAATTTTTTCTTAATTCTTTTTTTACTAACCGCAATAAATAAACCATCCACAATTGCCGCTTGTCTAATTTCATTACCAAAATTTTGAGAATATTTGGACTCCCATTTTTTTCCATTACTTTCATGATTTACAATTCCAATCATTTTTCTTCGGTTTTCCCACCATAGACCCGAACTCGGTAGATTGACGGTTCCTGCAACACCAATGATTCCGAAATCATTTTTTTCAAAATTTCTTACAACTTTCGAGTACCAAGCGTTAGTATCAAAATAAATGTCATCATGACAAAAAATTACAATGTCACTTTGTGATTCTTCAAGTATTTCATTATAAACTTGAGATAAAGATTTTTCTCCGTTATTAATTTTTTCAATAACTTCGACATATTTTGGATTCCCCGAGGATTTTTTGAAGTATTCAATTAATTCGGGGTTATGTTTTCGTGTAGAATATCCAACTGTAATCATTTCAAACCTGTACTACCAAATCCTTTATTTCCTCGGTCCGAGGTGCCTAAACTTTCTTTTTCGATTAGTTTAACTCGTTTACCGTTGTAAACGGGGCACAAAACTCCTTGACCTACTTTTGTTCCTTTTTCAATTGTAACCGTATAATCGTTCATGTTCATAACAATCACCTTGATTTCGCCAAGGTATCCACAATCAACAGTTCCCGGACTATTCAAGACCATTAAACCTTGATTGATTGCAAGACCACTTTTACTTCGTATCTGAAGCTCTGTACCATCAGGTACTTCAAATGCCAAACCTGTTGGTACTAATGCCCTACCAAAAGGTAATAAACATACTTCCTCGGTACTGAATAAATCAAATCCCGAATCCAAACTATACGCATATGAAGGTACTATCGCATCAGGGTGAAATTTGTGTAAAGGAAGTTCAATTTTTAAAAATTCCTCCTCCATAAAATCATCCAACTCTGATAAACTTTTATTCAGAGTTTTTTCATCTTCAGACTCGCTTTCTGAACTTGAAGGATTGAAAGTTAATTTTTCGACTTCTTCGATTAACTTCTGCAATTCTGCGTCGATTAAATCGTCAAGATTATCTTGGTTATCGTTCATTTCAAAGATTTTAATTTTTGAATTACATCCACCAATACCTGTACATCTCGTTCACAGTATTCGGCAATTTCTTTTAACATGTTTTTATTCCAATATGCATCATGTACTTTTGAACCAGTAACTTCACCTTCTTTAGGTGATGGTACATCCATACAAGCGCATAGTAAATCTAACGAGCCGATTGCCGTGTACGCACCAAACTGCCATACCTCTTTTGTATCGATTGCTTTAACCTCCCAAGGTTTTGTGTCGTAAGAAGGAAGAATGGAGGGTGGAAGGATGTTTTGAATCAACATTCTTTTTGCGAGCATAGGAATATCAAAATTTTTGAGGTTATGACCACATAACCAAAAATCCAATTTTCCACATCTATCCAAAAGATTTTGACAATCTCGTAGAAGTTGGTTTTCATCATCACCTGAAAAGGTCTGTCTCTTTACTTCCCCGTTGTTTAGCACAAATGCAACACTAACACAAACAACTTTGGCAAATTCAGGGACAAGTGCCGCTCGAGTTGCAAAAACAATATTTTTTTGGTCTTCCTTAATTTCCTTGTCTTCGGGAAATCTTTTCAGAAACCAATCAAAATATTTGTCGAATTGGTCTGCGATTCTCGGGTGGTTGGTTCGTAAGTCATCATAATTCTTTTCAAGACCTACGGTTTCGATGTCCAAAAAAAGAATTTTGTTTATTGGTGTTTTAATCATTTGTTTTTTTTTATTTAATTAGACTTTTGTAAAAATCCGCTCTTTCAACAGTAACAATATTTAAGTCATACTTTTTTGATACAGTTTCATACAATCGTTCCCCCATGTCTTTGACAAGATTTGGATTTTTTTGAAGTTTTATAATAAACTTTGCCCAATCACCATGATTTCTATTCTCATCGACCAAAAGAGCATTACCATCGGTAAATTCGCCATTTTTAAGACAATGTTTCAAATCAATTGTATATGGACCTAAGTCAGTTGCAATCACAGCCTTTTTGTAAAATCCCGCCTCAATCACTTTGAGTTGTGACTTCATTCGATTGAACATGTGGTTTTTAATTGGTGCCAAAGATACATCAAGTTTGGCGTAATTTCTTGCATAAGATGTCACAGGAAGAGTCCACACCCTACGATAAGACTCATTGGAAAATTCGGGATATTCTTCCCGAGCATATTTTTTCAAAACCTTTTCATACTCTGAACTAACATACTTGTAGTTTTGTGTGAAGATTTCTTCGTAGCGTGCCCAAACAGTTTCCTCAGGTCGAATTGGTCGTTTTTTGTGCTCACCTGTCTGAGCATTTATCTCAGTAATAGTACCTCTTGTGTCGAAACCACATATAACAAATTGCAAATCTTTATAATTTTGACTGAGCTTAGCAAACGAAGAATCTAAAAGTTGAAGGTCTGACAAATGAGATGAACCACCTAACCAACCTACTCTAAGTTTTTCATGTTCTGTTGTTGGTTCTTTGAATTGTGCCTCATCAGGATTTATTGCGTTAGGAAGTACAAACACATTTTTGTTGTATTTCCTAATTTCATCCGCAAACAATGGCGTTGTCGTTGTTACCCAATCGGATTGTTTGATACTAGCAACAATTTTTTCGTTAATCTTATTGTAAATAATGATATCGTGAATTGGGTGGTCCTTGGTGGGATTCCAATAATCGTCCATATCACACACTGTGACAATACCCATTTTCTTCAGATTTTCTACAAGTACATATGACTTCTCGAATTCATTAGTAATACTTCTGTGATAAACAACAATTTGAAACTTTTTGTAAAAGTCCAAATCATCCATAGGAGGATTTAAATCTATTTCAATGTGAAAGTCTTGAGGGAATTTATTTTGAAGAAAAGTATGAGGTTCAATTGACCTAAATTTTCCAACACCAAATCGGTCAGATGGTATTACTAATACATTGATTTGTGACATGAATTCTATTTTAGTTCCCTAAAATATAAGAAATCAATTCACAAATGAAAAGTACCTAAGATAATTTTTTGATTTTCGTAAGTTTCCCTTCAAAAAGATGTTTTCCAACTTGAAATCTGAATGATTCATTTGATTTTTCAGCACCTTCCATCAACAATCCATTCTCAGCCAAGACTTCTTGAACAACTTCTTTTAATATAGTTCTCAGGTCACCTGTATTCTGATGTGGTATTGCTTGTTCCATTACAGGTTTTTTATTATTACCCATAAGTCTTGATGCTCTTTCCACTAATTCATCGGATAAAACTGCCCCACCAGACATTGAAGTTGGTTGTTCGATAGGGTGCTCAATCATTAATTTTTTAATTGCATCAGGTAGTTTTGAATTTTTGATGGCTTCTGATGAAGCTACAGGATATGGTTTGTTAGCGAATGGACTTACAGGAATTGATGGTGCTTGTGGCATTTGCATTCTTTGTGGTGCTTCACCCATAAATTCTTGTGGAATATTATATCTTGCTTGGGGAGCATCATAGTTTTCCAAAACCGTATTCGATTTTGGTTTAGGGGCACTACCCGAATCCATTTGGCTATGTCTATCCATGATAGCCTTTGACAACATAATTTTTTCTAAGTCCATTTGTTAGAATTTTGCTATAATAATAATACTTGTCATGTCTTTGTCACCAGTTGGGTTAAAATTTGGTCTTGGTGTATTAAAATTTTCACCCGACGGTTTATAGGACAATATTTTATCAAGTTTGAATAATCTCCATCCCGGCATAGGTCGTGTACCTAAGTATCCTCTGTGTGATGCACCTTCCTCATCCCAAGCCCGTAAAACTAAATTACCTCTTTTACTTCTTCCAAGGGCAACAGGTTCAATAAGTCTTAAACCCCTACCACCTGGTTCATCACCATCATAATACATGATAATTTTTTGTTTGTCTTCAATAGATTTTCTTACCGAATCTACAGAAGCGATTTCGGTAATCAAAGATTTAAAGACTTCAGTTAGTTTCATTAGAAGTTAGGATATGTTTTAAATCTATTGTATTTGTTGATTTTGATGTCGTCTTTTCTTTCAAATACATCAACACTAGTACCTGCGGCGTCATTGTACACATCCAAGAAGACACCTGTACCTCTACCCATATCATCACCATCTGCAAGAGCCTGTGAATTCGTTACACCATATTCATCCGCACCTTGTTTAAAGTCATTACGAGTGATTAATTTTTTTCTTTCCAAATCGGCAATTGCCGTTAGATTGTTTTGTTCAGTTTGATTTAAATCTAAAGGTTCGTAAACCTTGGGGTTATTAGCTGGCATTAGATTTTTGAGATTAATTCATTTATTCTTTTCAGACTTTCAACAACTGTTTGTTCATAAGTTGCTGTGGCATGTTTCTGTGCGGTCCTTTTGTGTTCTTTGGATGGTCTCACCAAGTCCTTCACATTATTTTTCAAATCACTTGAATTCACCTTAGAATCTTCAGGTGTAGTATCTTGTTGATTATTTTGTGTGTTGTTTCTCATACTTGATAAAGTATTATTCACCCAGTTTTTCATAAGTACACCACCATTTAAAATGAAGGGTAATTCTGTGGGTTTACCTTTAAAGTTATCAAAAAAGTTTTTAATTCTTTTGAGTTGTTTGTAGGTAATTTTTTCTTGACCTTGTAATTCTTGGTTCCTTCTGAATCCTTCCGTATTTATATCGGCACCTTGTGCTTGGGCAAAAGAATTTACAAGATGTTGTTTAATTTCTTTTGGAATCAACACCTCACCGATACTTGAATTGTAAAGACTACTGTTCACGAGATGATTTTATAACTTTATCGATATTTTCAACGGGTTCGTTTTTCTTGATTAAATCCATAATTTCCGCTTTAGTTAGAACTTCTTTACCCTTTTTTTTACCAACAATATCTTCTTTATTTTTCTTATTAACCAAAATGTCTTCAATTATTTTAGCCATTTGCTCTTTTTGAATTCGTCTTAAGGTTTCTTTTTCTTGTAGACGAATTTTCATATCACTACCCTTTTTTTTATTTTTTTGAGAAATTTTTGGGTCCTTTCCGAATTCAATTGCTCTTTCTACAGGATTCTCAACTCCCATTTTTTCAAGAGTTTTAATAGTTTCCTCAGGAGTCATGTCTTTTGTTTCTTCATAACCGAAAGCCGCTGACATATCTTCTTCTTTCATTTCAGATTCTGAGTAATATGTTCTTCCACCTCTGTAAGACCAAGCCAAGTAATTACCTGGTTGTGTAGTTGCTTGGACAGTTTGGTCCATAGTTTTTCTTGGGTGTAACCGAGGGTCTAAGATTGGAACGTTTGAATTTGACAAAGTCCCATCTGAGTTTACCAACTCTTCAATTTCACTTTTGATTTCGTTTGGTTTTTTCTTGGTCTTACTCTTAATCAGTTTATTCAAATGACTTTTGAGCTTTTCAATTTTCTCTTTTGGTACTTTAATATACTCATCTTTTTTTCTTGCTTCCGTTATTGTATTTGCAACGGAAAACCAAAGGTGTCCGCTGTCCTTCTTTTCACGGAGGAGAAAGTAATAATTTGAACCGAAATATTCCTCGTTTAATTTCAGCATACTTTTTTAACTATAAATACTCAAAAGAAGGGTATTTATCATATAGTTTATGGCATACCAAAATATCAATCAATACAATTACAGGAAGATTGGGTTAAAACCTGTCAATGAAATTACAGATTTCTGTTTGGCAGACGACGCCCGAGACTTCCATCAAGAGGTTATTTTCTCACCTTTATTAATTGCTGAAGATGATGGTAATAGGATGCCATTTAAGTTTGATTTTAATTCAACAGGGACAACCATATCTCCTTTAGTTGGTCAATTTCTTTATGACACTGTTGTTTCAGAAAACTTTTATAACCCTTTAGATGTTGACCCAAACTTCTGTCCTGTAACCACCGAAATTTGTGATGTGGGTTTAACGGGTATTGACAATGGATTAACAACCCAAATGTCGGGTATCACCATGACCGCATACACAGGTCTTTATACCACAACCGCCGAAACTTTCAACAGATATGTTTACGACCGAAGGTTTAAAATGCATCCGATTAGTGGAAACACCACACCCCAAAATCGTCTATGGAATGACAATTCTTACTCTTACGATTTGGATTATGTAAATGTCGGTGGAAACATCGGAACGGTGGCGAAACTACAAGGTGGTTTTTATCAGGGTTTTTACAAACTCCAAGGTTATGATTATGAAGTTTTTCCAACAAGAATGAGTCAAGGTTGGACTGTGGAGATGTTATTGAAATATCAGTTCACAGGTAATACAAATATTGGTTTAAATGCCCGTTATCCTGAGAACAAAGGAACATTCTTTTTCATGGGTAGTAGAGCTGAAAACAAATTTTACCACTACGCCGATGGAAGTCCATCCTCCGACACAGGTTATACAAGAGTGACCTCGGGTTTGACCTGTATGCACACCTGTGCTTGTGCAGTATCAGGAGGAACAGGTGCAGATTGCATTCCAGTATACCAACCCTCAGGTGTGACATCGTCGAATTGCACTTGTGGATGCCCGTGTAGTTGTACCACCGAAGCATCAATTAAAGAATTGGACCCTTTATACGATGGTGTATCCAATGCCATGTCAATCAGATTTAGTGGTGACACTGGTAACCCGAGAGTTTGTGTAAAGGAATATTTGATTACAGGAAGTTGTATACCATCAGGTACTTGTCTTACAGGAACAAGTTTTGTAACTGGTGTGACCACTGTAGAATGGTGTTCTACCCGTGGTATTTTTGAAGATTGTAAGTTTACACCTTATATTAATTTTGAACACTGGGTGCAAATTGATGCCGTATTCGAACGAAATGCCTATTTTGAGTGTAAAGATTTATCTTATCTTGGAGGTTTAGGGGTTATTGAACAAGATGTTTTTACCGCAACCTCGGCGAATAATAGTGTTAGTTTGGTAATGCCACCAATAACCCACGAAGAAGGTTATTCAGGATATACCCCTGCGAAAACAACTCAAGTCCATATCAATGACTTATGGTTACAAGAGAGAGAATACCGACTTGGTACTCTCAAAATTTTTGTAAATGGTAAATTATTGATGGTATGTGAAGACTTTGAAGAAATTATTCCAAGACCACTAAACACGTTTAAAGAGCGTCAAGTTGGTGTACCATTCAATATATCAGTTGGTGGGGGTACACAAGGACTCAAAGATAATCTTACTTTTTCAGGAGGGTGTCCTCCTGAGATTTCTGATATAATTTATCAACAAGACCCTGAGTGTTTAACAACTGAAGACTTAGATAATACAATATATTCGGGTCTCACGACAAACATATTTTTGGAAGAAATTTTTGCGGGTAGTTTTATTGGTGAAGTAAGTGCCTTTAGAATGTATGTTGAACCTTTGGATGCCTCTGAAGTAAAACATAATTTTAGGATTTTGAAACCGAAATATGGGTTGTTAAATCCCGATTGTCCTGATTGTGTAATTATAGTACCATCAAATGATTTAGAATACATTGTTATTCCTGACGAAGAGCTAGCTTATCTTGTTATACCTGATGGTGACATTATTTCAATCCCCATCCCCAACAATGATTTAACTTACTTGGAGTTAGAGGGAAACAACATTGATTTACTTTCTGAATTTTATCAAGGGTCCGTACAGTCAAATTATATTGCTCAAAGTCAGTTGCCAGTTGATGTAGATTTATCAATATCATTTACAATACAACTCGACACATTCGTTGGTGAACCAATCACTGAAAATGTTACAATTCTAATTCCATCAGGTCAGACAAGGGGTTATGAATTTTCTTCTTTAGATTTCAATTACAGAAATCTAACTAGAGATGCACAATACACCTCAATAACTTCTAACTATTCGGGGACTAGTAGATTCAACTATACATTCACAACAGGATACACTTTTGAGTTATTGGCAACTCCTACACCAACTGTAACATCGACCTCTACACCAACTAACACCCCAACTAATACAACCACATCAACCTCAACACCAACAAATACTCCAACTAACACTCCTACGCCAACAAATACTGAAACCCCAACTAACACCCCAACGCAAACAAATACTGAAACCCCAACTAACACTCCTACGCCAACAAATACTGAAACCCCAACAAATACCCCAACTCAAACTAACACTCCAAGTGAAACCCCCACTAACACTCCAACAGAAAGTCCCACCAACACTCCAACAGAAACTCCGACTAATACTCCGACAGAAACCCCCACTAACACTCCAACTCCAACACCCACAAATACTTTGACTCCAACAGGTAGCGTTACACCTACACCAACCAGTACTTTACCGAACGAAGGATTTTTACTTCAGGAAAATTTATTTATGATTCTTCAGGAAAGTGAGGAACCCAATGGTATTTTGATAGAGCCAATACAACCAACACCAACTCCAACACAAACCACAACCCCAACTAATACGCCCACACCAAGTACAACACCCTCACCAACAATTGAATCATTCACAACTGTTGGTACGACTTCTTGGATAGCACCTGCAGGTGTAACATCAGTTGAATATCTTGTTGTTGCAGGTGGAGGTGGTGGTGGTAACGGGTACGATACTGGTGGTGGTGCTGGTGGAGGTGGTGGTATGGTTCTAACAGGAATTTTATCTGTAATTCCAGGTAATTCATATACGGTCACCGTTGGTTCAGGTGGAACGGGTGGCGCCGCAACTCCAGGTGTTAATACTAACGGAACCGATGGTTCGAATTCAGTCTTTGACACTATAACGGCACTCGGTGGTGGTGCTGGTGGAGGTAGTAGACTTGCTCCCGGAGGTGTCGGAGTTGCCGGACTTTCACAGGTTTCAAATGTAAGTGCTGCAACAGGAGGTAGTGGTGGTGGAAACTGGGGTAGTGCAGTTGGTGGATGCGGAGGTGGAGGAGGAGGTTCAACCGCTAATGGTTCTAACGGCGCCGGTTCCCCTAATAATCCAAGTTCAGGTGGTGCGGGAGGTACAGGACTTACATCCTCAATTACAGGTTCTTCAATTGAATACGGTAAAGGTGGTGCAGGTGCAAGAGGAAATACTGTTGTAACAGGGGCTAATGCGGTATCTAACACAGGTAATGGTGGAGGAGGTGGTTCACATCCAAGTGGAGGAGTAAGAGCGGGAGGAAACGGTGGCTCTGGTATAATAGTTTTGAAATACTTCGTATAAACAAATATTTATAAAATAAAATGCCAAATTTACCCATTTCTCAACTTCCCGAGTTATTATCTTCAGGAATAACACCCAATGCGGAATTTGCCGTTGCACAATCTGGTACAACATACAGAGTAAAACAAGGTTCACTGAACCCATATCCTCAAGTTTATGGTCTTTTTTCTCAAACAGGAAATAGTGTTACTGTAAGTGGGACAACATCCGAAACAACAATAATTGGTGAAGGGGTTGGAACATTGAGTGTACCCGCAAATGGATTTTCAGTTGGGGATAGTTTTCAACTCATTATGGGTGGTGTTTTGAATAATACTAATGATGATATTACAATAAGACTTAAGTCAGGTTCTGTTATACTTGCAACAAGTGCATCTTTTGACCCTGCGGCATCAGGCGATAATTGGTTTATGAGTGTTTTTTTTACAATTCGTAATATTGGTGGTCCTACTGTAGGGTCAATTTCTAGTCATGGTAATTTTCAAGTGGTTAAAGGAAACGGGCAAGTATATGGAACTGCCTTTCAAACAACGAATAATACAGACTTTGATACAACAATTTCAAACACTTTGGACATTACGGTACAATTTAGTAGCGACGACCCATTGAACTATATTTACAGTGATTTATTCGTTTTAAACAAGACATTCTAATTGATTGAAAAATGTCTTGTCTATACTATAGAATAACAAATTATAACTCCGTACAAGAGGGATTTTATAAATGGACTGGTTGTACAGGTAGTGTAAATATTACTCAAATTGCACCATTATTTTCTGAAAGTATTTGTGCAGAATCAATCACGGTTGAATCTTATGGGGCACCTTTGAATATAGTTAATTTAGGTCCTTGTCCCTCCTCAACACCAACACCAACAATCACACCAACAGTAACACCAACAGTAAGTTTGAGTCAAACCCCAACCACTCAAACACCAACACCAACAAATACTGTAACACCTTCCGTTACCCCCTCAGCAGTCTTCATCCAAAATTTAAGAACGGGTGGTTATTTTCAAGATGTTTGTCAACAAATAAATCAATTCGGAGGGTTTCCTTCAAATGTTACTGTGTATTCAACCAAGCCTTTTAGACAATTAACTGTCGGTGACCATGTTTATGGTAATCGTGAATTAACTATTCCACCAATTGGGGCAAACTTTACAATTTCGGATGGTGTAAAAATAATACAAATAAGTGGAACATTAATTATCAATACAGGTGTGTGTTGATAAAAACTAATTGGAGGTATTGAGTATTTATTATTATGGCAGTCGGAATTCGAGTTTTAAGTGATAATCTTAGCGGACAAACGGTTAATGTAACTTTTAACCCATATAGTGGTGGAACTATTGATATTGGTGAACAAACAATCCCATTCAATTACCTAAACCCCTATTATTTTGGGGATTATGATGTCTATTCACCCTTATACGACTACAATTATTCATTCACAACTACTCCACCTTCTTTAGATGACTGTGTGGTTTTCTTAGCACCGGGTGCAATTTACGAGTTTTCGAGTAATACCGTTACACCTTTATCAGTATTTTTAGGTGGACCTATTTTGGGTAATGGTGTAGATATTGCCAATACAACAACAAAACTTTGGACTTATTCTGCATACTACACCACAGGAGCAATTTACGAATATAATATTACTCTGAACCCTTTTTCGATTTTATACAACCGAAATATCGCAGTAACAGGTGTAGAACTTGGTGCAGGTATGACCGCAATTTCGAATACAAAATTGATTTCAACAAGTGGTTTAACCGTGATTGAAATTGATATTACCACAACTACGGGTGTTGTAACGCCAAAATTCAATATAATAGGGGTTGTTTATGGAGATTTGATTCTAACAACTAATAACATTTTATATGCAACAACCGTTGATGGTTACATAAGAGGTTATAACTACTCAACCGGTGCAATGGTGTTGGAGTTTATAGTTCAACCATCTATTCCTTATGCATTAGGAATGTTTATAAATGATAACGATTTATACATAACAAACGCTAATGGTGATGTTTGGTTGTTTAATCCAATTGCCCCTTATGGTCTCACATACATCAAAAATACCGGAACATATGTAGGAGGAGCCTCATCTGCTCCTGAATGTCAGTTTGTTGCAACGGTAACTCAAACACCAACAGCAACTCCGACTCCCACACCAACTTTAGCTTGTGGAAGATTGGGAAACACTTCATTTGAAGATTTCAATACAAGCACATCATTTTGCTTACCTTCTACGAACCAACCAAGGTTCTATCCTGAATTTTGTATTCCTTTTTGGGAAACCACCGCTGCCGACCAAAGTATCGAAATTTGGCCAAGTGGTTTCCAAAATTATTTTGCCTACGAAGGTAATTATTTTGCCGAAGTAAATGCCGATTTAGCCTCACCACAAGCGTTATTTCAAGCCTTTTACGCCACACCTGGAACTCAATACCAAATTCAGTTTGCCCATATGGGTAGACAAGACTTTTTAAATACATTAGTTGTCGCAGTTAGTGGACAAACTACAGGTCTTATCTATTTCCCAACAGAATACACTGCCGTAACCCGACAATGGACTTTTAACACTATTAATTTTGTTGCACAAGAACAAAATTATCAATTATTGTTTTCCGCAACATCTGCACAAGCAGGTGGAAATTTCTTGGATGCTATTAATGTGGTTTGTCCTCAGTTTTTTGCATCACCGACACCAACAAATTCAGCAACTCAAACTCCAACCCCTACACCGACACCACCAGGAAGATGTGCGTCGATTGTTAATATAACTGTAACCGCATCAACAGCATTTATTACAGGATTGACTTGTTGTGATGAATCTGTTGTCACTTTGGATGGTTTACCAATTGGTACTTATAATCTTGACGATTATTGTTTTGTGACAGGCACTGTTGGTGGTCCTGCAGTAACTGTTAATTCATATTCTACTCCTTGTAGAGGTGGTGGTTCTGCATGGCCTTTTGATGACCCTTGCCCTACCCCTACACCTACAGTTACACCAACTAACACATCAACACCAACAAATACTTTTGAAGTATCGCCAACACCAACTTGCGCAACGACTAATTGTTGGAATAACGTTGATATTCTTATCCTCGGACCTACAACCGCAGTTATGACTTATTGTGCGTCGTTTGGTCCATGGAACAGATTCTTCCCATTGGAGTCACCAACGGGTGTATACCCATATACAGTCACCTTAGGTCCATTGGAAGGTAATTGTATTTCAGGGACCACAATTTATGACGCAAACAGTGACCGTATATTGAATTCTTCTTTCTATAACAACTGTTGTGAAGGTGTGTCAGTTTCTCCAACACCTTCTGTTACAGCATCTATGACTGCAACTCCAACAGTTACCCCAACAGAAACAGTGACATCTACCCCAACTCAAACGCCAACAGAAACACCTTGTGAGTGTAAAACTATTGAAGTTACATTTAATGAGAATTGTTCAAACACGATTAGTTACATCGATTGTTTTGGAACTCTAATTACTAAATCGGCATCAGATTTCCCACAGTATACTGATAATGTTTTCACATCGGGTTCAACAATTTATGTTTGTATATGTGGGGACTGTGTAATCACAAGTTGTTTAACAACACAAACTAATTTGGGTGCTGGATGTAATTTACCAACCCCAACACCTACTTCTTCAGTCACGCCAACTGTCACACAGACTCCCACTGTCACTCAAACCCCAACTAATACACAAACACCAAGTAACACAGTAACACCATCTGTTACTCCAACTAACACCCCAACACCGACTACAAGTGGTTGTGATTGTCAAACTTATACACTTTATTTCACGGGTGCGACCCCATGTGGTGAAAACGTTAATTGGGTTGATTGTAACGGAAATTTTGTGAGCCAAGGGCCTTCTTATTTTGGATTGAGCGTTTTCTCACAATTCGATTCGGTAAATGTATGTGCTTGTGTACCACCAACATCAAGTTGTTCTGATATAACCGTTTTAAGAGTAGGACCATGTAGAAATGTTTTCATAACTCCAACACCGAGTAATAGTCCGACAGTTAGTGTCACTGCAAATTTAACACCAACGGCAACATCATCAAATACTCCGACACCAACAAATACTTCCTCAAACACGCCAACACCAACAATTACACCTACGGCATGTAATTGTGTTGAGTATACTTTCAGGAATTTGGAACCGATTCCTGCGGTCTTTACTGCCACTGATTGTAATGGTAATATTATTGATTACACCCTTGAGGCTTATCAAGTATTTACCACTTGCCTATGTGAAGGAACAATCAATATTTACAATAATTGGATTGAAATTACTGAAGTCGCCCTTTGTTCACCACCACCAACACCAACTCCAACACCAAGTGTTACATCTTCACAAACACCAACTCCAACACCAACTTTAACTCAACCTTGTGCGGGTTGTTTGGAGTATGAGGTGTTCGGAGGTGTTGCTTCAGGTGCCACTTGGGAATTCACTTACTGTAGTGGTGGAACCGAAACCGTTCAAATCTCAGGATATAGTGGACGACTAGTATGTTTATCGACACCACCAGTTCTCATCAATTATTGGGATGGTGGTGGAGGGATAATTTATGCATATTATGTTGCTCTTGATTGTTGTGGTGGTCCGACCCCAACACCTACTGAGACCTCAGTAACTCCGACACCAACTCCGACACCAACCGAAACTTCGACAACTTCTACACCCACACCAACGGAAACAATGACACCGACTCCAACAGCTACTTGTGTTTTGGACGAATGTTATCAGTTTGTATCAGTAGAAATAACTGGTGACACGATAGTTCAAATGACTAGTTGCGATGGACTTTACACTTACAACCGAACCCTGACGGCTACAACATATCCTGATACTGTAAGATTCAGATTTGAGTTTTGTTTCGAAAAAGATTCGTTGGTTGTATTATCGGGTTCAACACCTGTCAGTGTTGTTTATGATACTGATTGTTGTTTACCACCTACAACACCAACTCCAACACCTACTGAAACTTCAGAAACTCCAACACCAACACCAACAAATACAGAGACACCTACTGAAACTCCAACACCAACTCCTACTGAAACTTCAGAAACTCCAACTCCAACACCAACCAATACTGAAACCCCAACAAATACACCAACTGAAACACCTACTGAAACCCCAACACCAACAAATACTGAAACGCCAACACCAACAAATACTGAAACGCCAACTCAGACTCCAACACCTACCAATACTGAAACACCGACAAATACTCCAACTCATACTCAAACGCCAACTCAAACAACGGGACCAATTGAATTATACATCTCGAACTGTAGTCAATTTACCAGTATAACCGATGTTACTATAAACAGTATTCCTAGACCGACATTCTACGTGAATTCGTTACCTATAGGTCCACAAAATCCTTGGCCATGTCCCGCGGCAGGTGGTGGAAACCAATACATTGCTGACACTGATAATACTGCAAATCCTAGTTCGGGTATTTACACAATCACTCTTGGATTGTCTTCAACCCCCTCAGGTAATGGTACACCTTTATTAGCGTCACTAAGAGTTCAGGACCCTCCTGGTACTGTAACAGTTCTGAATAATCAAACAATTCTGTTAGACTCGAGTGTCAGCCAATCGGTAACTCTCACAAGTTCGTACCCTATTACTTTGACTACTTTAGTTGATGTACAGATTCAAAGTTCGGCTCCTTATAACTTTATTACATCTCCTTCAGGACTACCAACTTCTGGAAATACAATAATTGATAATGGTATCACGGACCCGAATTTATTGAATTCTCCTAATAGTGGAGTGTATTTCAACTCATTTGATTCAGATGATGTTGACCGATTAGATTATTTTTCTGAGTTTACGGGTAACACTATTTTCTTTACAATGACACAATCGGGCACAACGGTAATTTATTCTGGTGATTCGAATTCGTTGAAGTATTGGGAAAATGGTTCAGATAACGGTTTTGTGTTTGGAACTGTCTCGGGAGCAACACCTTCGGGTAATATAGGATTAATTCAATCGGCATCTACTAACTTTGTTAGTGGTGAATTAATATACATTGGTATTGAAGTAGAAAATGACCTTGTTATTCCAACGCCAACTCCCACAGCAACACCAAGTGAAACTTCAGTGACACCAACACCCACACCGACAGTCACACCAAGTTAAAAAGTCAGACTTGAAATAATTTGAAATATTATAATATTTATTAAAAAAACGAAAAAATGGCGTGTAGAAAATATCTTTTAACTAATAACACATCTTCAAATGGTGTTTATTCATATCAAGAGTGTTCGAATCAAATGTGGGTATACGATGTTTTACTTCCCGCAGGACATGCCTGCAATATTTGGTTGATAGATGGTACCTATTCTACAGCAATGCCAACAATCATTACTGTTACAGATTTTGGTTCCTTTCCGTTTGCTATGTCGCCAACTCCAAGTGCGACAAACACGCCAACCCCAACACAAACACCTTCAGAAACACCAACAAATACACCAACACAAACACCTTCAGAGACACCAACAAACACACCAACTAACACTACGACTAATACACAAACCCCAACCCAAACGCCGTCTGAAACACCAACTAACACACCCACACCTAGCGTAACTCCGCCAGCATTGACTCCATTCAGTGTTTATAGCGGTTCAACTTTATTAGATGCGTGTGGTAATATCAATGGACCAATTACGGTATATGGTAACGACTCTGTTTGGGGGGATGTATCTTTACTCTCGAACGTTCCTGCAGGACCAGCAACAATCAATATGACAGGTTTCTATAATTTCAATGGTATTGTTATTGAAGTTGATTCTTCAGGGAATTTCTTATTTATTTCAGTTTGTCCAACCTTGACACAAACTCCAACAAACACACCAACTAATACAGAAACACCAACTAATACGCCGACCGTTAGTTTGACTGCGTCCATTACTTCAACGCCAACAGAAACTCCGACGAATACACCTACAACAAGTATGACACCAACACCAACAATATCTTATTGGTCGTATCTATTAACCTCAGGGGCAACAGCAATTGATGCTTGTACAAGTGTTACAACATTTAATGTTTACTCAAGTAGCTCACAACCACAAGGGCCAACAACAGGTGAATTTTTATTCTTAGATACCTCGTTGACTACACCTGTAAATGATGGTTATTGGTCAGATGGAACATCTGCGTTCGAGGTGATAAATGGAAACGGATTCATAAATAACGAAACACCTTGTTAAAATAACCCCTCCTTTGTGAGGGGTTTTTTGTTTAAAAGGAATATTCATTTTATTTTCATTATACTTATTTTTTTTGTAAAAATTTAGTTAATGAAAATATTTGTTCAAATTGCCTCTTATAGAGACCCACAACTTATCCACACTTTGAGGGATATGATAGCGAACGCTAAAAGACCTAAAAATTTAAGAATTGCAATCTCAAGACAATTTCATACTGACGACAAGTTTGATGATTTGACTGAATATGAAAACGATAAGCGTTTTCGTATTTTAAATATTCCATATGAAGACTCGAAAGGAGTTTGTTGGGCGAGAAATCTAACACAACAACTTTATGAGGGTGAAGAGTACACACTTCAAATTGATTCACATATGAGGTTTGCACCAAATTGGGATGATGAAATGATAAAGATGGTTAAACAACTTCAAAAAAAAGGTCATAAAAAGCCCCTACTAACAGGATATGTTTCATCATTTGACCCTGATAATGACCCATCAGGAAGAGTTCAAGAACCTTGGAGAATGGTTTTTGACCGATTCATCCCTGAGGGCGCTGTGTTTTTCCTTCCTGAAACAATTCCAGGTTGGAGGGATATGAAAGAACCCGTTCCCGCAAGATTTTATTCAGCACACTATGCATTTACTCTTGGACAATTTTCAACTGAGGTTCAACACAATCCTGAGTATTACTTTCATGGCGAGGAAATTTCGATTGCTGCAAGGGCATACACTTGGGGTTATGATTTGTTTCACCCTCATAAGGTTCTTATTTGGCACGAATACACTCGTAAGGGTAGAACCAAGCAATGGGATGACGACAAGCAATGGGTCGATAAAAACAACAAGTCTCACCTTACCAACAGAAAATTATTTGGTATGGATGGTGAAATTCAAGAAGGTCATGATGGACTTTATGGTTTTGGTACTGAAAGGACTCTGAGAGATTATGAAAAGTATGCGGGGATTTTGTTCGAGAAAAGAGCAGTCCAACAATATACCATTGATAAACATTACCCCCCAAACCCATACAATTACGAGAACGAGGAAGAATGGAAAAAAGATTTTGCACAAGTGTTCAAGCATTGTATTGATGTGGGTTATGCTAGTGTACCCGAAAAAGATTATGATTTTTGGGTTGTAGCATTCCATGGTTCTGATGATTCGACATTATTTAGGAAGGATGCCGACAAAGCTGAAATCTCGAGGATGATGAATGACCCCGACAAATATTGTAAAATTTGGAGAGAGTTCCAAACAACACAAAAACCGGCTTATTGGGTTGTATGGCCACACTCTGAGTCAAAAGGTTGGTGTGACCGTCTAACAGGAAACTTGTAATGGATATTAATAAAATTTACAAGTATGTTGTCAATTTAGATAGAAGACATGACAGAATGCAATCCATTCATTTTGAAATGGATTATATTGGTTGGGACTTTGAAAGATTTAGTGCTGTAGATACTAATGACCACGGTGGTTGTTCTTTATCTCATATTGAGATAATAAAGAGTGCAATTAAAAAAGGTTTAGATGAGGTAATGGTGATTGAAGATGATTGTTCAATTATGCCCTACGCCAAGTCTCTTATTGAAAAAATTACTACCGAAACTGAAGGTATTGATTACGGTATATTTAATTTATCACCAACACTAAATCGACCTGTTAATAGAAGTGAACAATATTCAACTTTATTGGATTTGACAAATTTTCCACCAAAATTGGAGCACCACAGAGGTATCTTCGCAACAAATATGATTATTTATCACCATAGTGTTTACGATGAAGTCTTGAAATTAGAACCTAAAGAAAATTTGGGTTATTATGCGATTGATGATTTTATTTATCAATTCATTATGAGTAAAAAACAAAGTTATTCTCCCGTAATACCAATTGCACCACAAATTAGTGACTGGTCAGATGTGTCACATGGGGTTTATAATAATTTTTATACACAAACATATAATTGGAACCAATATTCACCAGTCAAAATTCCTTCCGAGTATCTGAACCTTACACAAAATATTAAAACTAAACAGGATAAAATTTTCACAGAAATTTCTATATGAAAACTAAGTTTATTACATGTATCTACAGTGACCTAAATGGTACTGACTTGGGAGGAAGACCAGGTAGAAACGGACACTATAGATGGAGTCTATTGTCGTTGTTAAAAATGACTGAAGCCGACTTTTTATGTTACACTTCAGAAAGAGAATATGATTCTCTTATCAACTTTTTTTACAATCAACATCAAATTTCTAAAGAAAAATTAGAAATCAGAGTTTTCGATATAACCAAAACAAGACACTCTGAAAGATTAAATTCAATTAAACAAGTTGATGAAATCAAAAGGGGTGATAGATGTTTAGAAATTCAATACGCCAAATTCGAATGGTTTGATTATGAAGACGGGTCTTATGATTATTATTATTGGATTGACGCGGGATTGTCACACGTTGGTTTGTTTCCAAATAAGTACCTGACCTCAAAACATATTGAACAAAGGTATTACGAATGTAATCAATTCAATAATGAAATGTTGAAAAATTTAATTGAATTTACTGGCGATAAATTTTTTATGATTGCCAAGGACAATGAAAGAAATTATTGGTCGGGAACTGTGAATCCAAAGTGGTATATCAATTATGATAGGTCTTTACATGTTGTTGGAGGATTGTTCGGTGGACGCAGAGATAAATGGAGACAAATGGTCGATTTATTTGACAACTACCTAACACGAATTATGGATGAAGATAATCAACATCCATATGAAGAATTGATTATGACATTAATTTCATTTAACCATCCTGAATTAGTCAATAAAAAATTTTTTGATGTTTGGTGGTCTCCTGATTCAGGAATCAAGGGATTACAAGAGGATTTTTTTGTTATAAACAGAAGTTTCTATAAAATATTTGAAGAATTTAACAACATATATGAATAATATTACATTTGTCACAGGTTTATGGAATATTAAACGAGATGAACTTCAAGAGGGTTGGTCCCGTTCTTTTCAACACTATTTAGATAAATTTGAACAACTACTTCGAATCGATGCTAACTTAATAATTTTTGGGGAAAAGGAACTCGAAGGTTTTGTTTGGGAAAGAAGAGCTCGTGAAAATACTCAATTTATCGTTAGGGACCAATCTTGGTTCAAAAATGATTTTCACGACAAGATTCAAAAAATTAGAACAAATCCTGAATGGTTTAATCAATCGGGTTGGTTACCTGAATCAACTCAGGCTCGTTTGGAGATGTATAACCCTTTGGTTATGTCCAAAATGTTTTTACTTAACGATGCGAGAATTTTTGACTCTTTTGAATCGACACATATGTTTTGGATTGATGCTGGCATAACCAATACGGTTCATCCTGGTTATTTTACTCACGATAAAATTCACCACAAGTTTCATAACCTTTTTTCTAAGTTCGGTTTCATTGCATTTCCTTACGCCGCTGAAAGAGAAATTCATGGTTTTACTTACCCTAAAATTAACAATTACGCGGGAAATCATGTGAAATTGGTTTGTCGTGGTGGAATCTTCGGTGGTAGTAAAGACACCATTTCTGATGTTAATGGACTTTATTACAACCTAATGAATCAAACTTTATCAGATGGTCTGATGGGTACTGAAGAATCTTTATTTAGTATTCTTCTTTACCGTCACCCCGATATTTTCGATTACTATGAAATTGAGTCCAATGGTCTTATTGGTAAATTTTGCGAAGATGTCAAAAACGACACACATAAAGTTAAAAATACACAGGGTAAAATTGTTTATTCTGATTTGAATATTGATAACTCTGCACTATATGTAATCACATTCAATAGCCCCAATCAGTTTGAGACCCTCATCAAATCAATGGAAATGTATGATAGAAACTTTTTGGATAAACCAAAAAAGTTTTTGTTAGATAATTCATCAGATTTAACTACAACTGAAAGATATAGAGAGTTGTGTGATGAATTTGGATTCGAACATATTAAAAAAGACAACTTAGGAATTTGTGGTGGAAGACAATGGATTGCAGAACATTCCCAAGAAAACAAATTTGACTTTTATTGGTTTTTTGAAGATGATATGTTCTTTTACGGTGGTGCAGACGAAACTTGTAAAAATGGTTTTATAAGAAAAATTCCTGACCTATACAACAAATCTATTCAAATTGCAAAGAAAGATTCTTTGGACTTCTTGAAACTTAATTTTACTGAGTTTTATGGTGATAATGGGACACAATGGTCTTGGTATAATGTTCCTCAACATATCCGAGAAGAGTACTGGCCCGAAAAACCAACTTTACCCGTTCAAGGATTGGACCCTAACGCCCCAAGAACCAAATTCAACGAAGTTCGTTCATATAAAAAATTGGCGTATGGTATTGGTGAGGTGTATTATTGTAACTGGCCACAAGTGGTGACGAAGTATGGTAATGAAAAAATGTTCCTAACCACAAAGTGGGATAGACCTTTCGAACAAACTTGGATGAGTCACATCTATCAAGAAACGAAAAAGGGAAACATCAAACCCGCATTGTTGTTTGCAACACCTACTGAACACGACAGATTTGAATTCTACGATGGGAAGTTAAGAAAAGAGTCCTAACAAAGTATTTATCTTTGTATGGAATTCTTTATTAGGAAAAACGCAACTCTTCCTGTACTTAAGATGCAGGTTGTTCAAGATGGTAGAAGCACTTATGGTGATACAATGGAGTTATTAGAACTCGCCACCATATTCTTTTCAATGGTCGATGTAAAAACAGGAATTCCAAAAATTGTGGGTGCCCCATGTTCTATTGTGAGTTTAATACCAAGTGAACCAGGAGCGCCTACCGAGTATTATATCTATTATCAATTCACCTCAAGACAAACTGATACTCCTGGAAGATATCAAGGACAATTTTTGATTAAGAACAGTGGACTACTTGGCACACAACAAGGAAGTTTGATTGTCCCTATCCGTGAGGAGCTCTATATCAATATTGAAGATAGTTTTATTTCTGAACAAGCGTGTTGCTAGTTTGACAACCCACTTCGGGTCTTTTATATTTATCAATGAATGAGTAAGACAAACTCCACTTAGTTGTGGAAGATAATGTGTCACTCGGTAAAAATTTAAAATATGATTGACGAAGAAGTTATCAAGTCATTCTTGGAGGGTAATGACCCTGAAGAATTTATCGTAGCGTGTGAATTTGACTACGCATCCGACTCCATTTATAAAATCAAGGAAATACCTGGCAAGGGGAAAGAAATTCGTAAGGATACATTTATCCCATTTTGTTGGGTTGGTGACCTTCATAATATGGGCTTTTATCAAAACTCAAAAGGTTTACAGAAGGAAGCGATGACCAAACATGGTATCGTTATCGAAAAACTTCAGACTCACGGTGACCCTCGTATGGAAAAAGGATTAACCTTTATGGTTAAGTCACTTAAGGGATATCGTCATCTCATTCAATTTTTCCGAGAGGGTGGTGCTGACCCATGGAGTGATAAGTTCCGTGATAAAATTCTTATTCTCCCCCCCGTTGAGCAATACTTTATCTCAAAAGAAAAACGACTTTTCAAAGGTTACGAAGACTATGATGATGTAACTCGTTTGGTGTATGACTTGGAGACCACCTCACTCGAACCCAAGGACGGAAGAATCTTCATGATTGGTATTCGTACCAATAAAGGATTCAATAAGATTATTGAGTGTATTAATGAAGAGGATGAGGTTAAGGGTATTGTTGAGTTTTTCAATATTATCAACGAATTAAAACCAAGTATCATTGGGGGATATAACTCAGCAAACTTTGACTGGTATTGGTTGTTTGAAAGGTCTCGTATTTTGGGGATTGATATAAGAAAGGTTTGTAAGTCCCTTCACCCTCAACATTCAATTTCTCAGAAAAAGAATATGTTGAAGTTGGCGAACGAGATTGAGGACTTTATGCAGACTTCTATTTGGGGGTATAATGTAATTGACATTATCCATGCTGTAAGACGAGCCCAAGCAATTAACTCTTCAATTAAGAGTGCTGGTCTTAAGTATATCTCTGAGTTTATCAACGCTAAGGAGCCTGACCGAGTGTATATCAATCACGATAGTATCGGTAAAATGTATACCGAAAAACAAGACTATTGGTTAAACCTTAAAAATGGTGAGTATCGTAAAAAGGGTGATTTTGTGGATTTGGATAAAAAATTCCCTGACACCTATTTGTTAACTAACGGTGCTGATATTGTAGAAAGATACCTTCAAGATGACTTGGAAGAAACTTTGAAAGTTGATAAGGAATTCAATCAGGGTTCTTTTCTTCTTGCTGCGATGATTCCCACCACATATGAAAGAGTTTCGACCATGGGTACGGCAACTCTGTGGAAAATGTTGATGCTTGCGTGGAGTTACAAAAACAATCTTGCAATCCCAGCTAAACAAGGTAAGACAGACTTCGTAGGAGGTCTCTCACGACTTCTAAAGGTTGGATACTCAAAGGATGTCCTCAAACTTGACTTCTCTTCTCTGTATCCTTCTATTCAACTCGTACACGATGTTTTTCCTCAGTGTGATGTCACAGGTGCAATGAAAGGGATGTTGAAGTATTTCCGTGATACTCGTATCAAATACAAACAACTTGCTGAAGAATACTACGAGATTGACCGAAAGAAATCTGAGTCATACGGAAACAAACAACTTCCCATTAAAATCTTTATTAACTCCATGTTCGGTGCTCTTTCTGCTCCACAGGTGTTTGCATGGGGAGACATGTATATGGGTGAACAAATTACCTGTACGGGTCGTCAGTACCTGCGTCAGATGATTAAGTTCTTCATGTCCCGTGGTTATACCCCCCTTGTAATGGATACTGACGGTGTTAACTTTTCTCTTCCTGAGGAGGCAAAGTCTCGAACTTATGTTGGTCGTGGACTGAACTGGAAAGTTAAATTAGGAAAAGTCTATGAAGGTCCTGAAGCTGATGTTGCCGAATACAATGACATCTTTATGAGGGGGGAAATGGCTTTGGATACTGATGGGGTATGGCCATCGTGTATAAACCTTGCTCGTAAGAACTATGCGGTTATGGATTACAAGGGTAAGATTAAACTCACAGGTAATTCTATTAAGAGTAAGAAACTACCAGGTTACATCGAAAAATTCTTGGATAAGGGTATTAAGATGTTGTTGGAGGGTAAGGGTAAGGAGTTCGTTGATTACTACTACGAATACTTGGAAAAGATTTACAACCAACAGATTCCTCTTTCACAGATTGCTCAGAAAGCAAAGGTGAAACAGACCCTTGAGGATTACAAGGTTCGTTGTACTCAGACCACCAAAGCAGGGTCTTTGATGTCTCGTCAAGCACACATGGAACTCGCCATTCACCATAAGATGAATGTAAACTTAGGGGACATGATTATGTATGTTAACAATGGTGAGAAAGCTTCACATGGAGATGTTCAGAAAGTTCCCGCTAAGAAATACTCAGAACTTCAAAAGAAACGACATTTTGAAAAAACAGGTGAAGTCCTACAAGATGTTGTATCGTACATCAAACTCAATTGTTACATCCTCAATCCTGATGACCTCGAGAATAATCCTGAGATGACAGGGGACTATAATGTGGCACGGGCGGTTACAACATTTAACAAGAGAATCGAACCTCTATTGGTTTGTTTTAAAGATGAGGTAAGAAATGGGTTGATTGTAAATAACCCCGAAGAGATGGGTATTTTCACCAACACACAATGTGAGTTAATCAACGGATATCCGATGGGTCCAGGTGACCAAGACGAATTGGATGAGGTAATGACTTTGTCTGATGGTGAGGTAAGATATTGGGAAAAACGAGGTCTTTCAGAAAATTACATGTATGATTTGGCTGAAGAGGGTTGGGAGCAGTACATTTACAACTATGAAACTGAAAACATTTCTTGACTTCAAGGTAAATAATCCCGAAGCAGACTTTTGGATTATTAGAAAAGGTAACTCTAAAACTGTGGGTACCACTACTCGTGTATTCTCTCCGGACCACATCGGTGTTACAATTACTCGACCTGATTTGGTGTTACCAAATTTCATGTTTTACTACATGGATTACTTAGCCAAAGTAGGTGCTTTGACACCAATTTTGAGTGGTGATGGGACCATCCGACAAATTAATGTAAAAAATTTGGGTGAATTCGAACTTATGACTGCTTGAGTCCGTCAGAGGATATGATGTACCAAACACCGGCACAGAATCTAAATTCCACACAAGCTCCTCTGTCAATCAAGATTTCATCATAGTCCTCGTCAATTCTCCCTATATCAGGAACGATTAGGACTTTTGTCATTGCTTTGACCACTGTATGGTCGGTAGATATACTATCCAAACGAACTTTTGCTTGAGGTACTCCACGGATAACAATACATGCTTCTCCATGTGTTTCGTAAAACGGCTCAGAAACTACAGCGGTTTCAGATGTGGTTATCATTTTACCATTAATAACTCTTTGTGAGGGGGTATTTTTAATTACTGACATAACTTACTTAATCATTTAATTCTACATAAATTTCCCATTCACTTTCCATTTGAAATTGTTCGTGACTTGCGAATAATTTATAAAGGAGTACCCCTACCCAAAGATTAGGGTAACTCTCAGGATTCGAAATTTTGAAATTTTTGTTTATAATATTCCTACTAAATATTTCTTGTAATTTTCCTTCGGTTTGATTCAGATTAGTCGCCATTTCTTGAAAATCGATACCATCAAATTCTTGTATTACCTCAATTATAAATGTGTAGCTTGACAAATTATTTTTGGTGTCAAGATGTAATTTCAATTTAGTATTAACTATTTGAAAATTTTTCTCCATTGTTTTGAGGTAAAATTCAAAAATAGATTTCAGTCTTTCTTGATGTTCCATATTAAACTACATAGATTTGTCTTGGCATTGCTCTAAACTTCATCTGTTTGTTTAGATTTTCTGCCAACAATGCTTCTTTTTCCATTTGTTTTTCAGGACGAAGTCTTTCCAATCTTAACTTCAATTCTTCCTCTAACTTGGATTTTTCATCTTTAGATTCTGTAGATAAAGATTGGTAATCCATTTGGAGCTCTGAGTCTGGAGTCTTTAAATTCCCTGAGAATTTACCCCTTACTCGGGCTAGTGTTTCTTTGGCGTAAGCGGTAAACCATTTTCTAACCCATTGTTGTGCAGGTACATTCAAATCTTCCCAAGAAAGTTCTTCAATAGGTACATCTGAAGGTAACTTGATGATATCAGGATTATCCTTGATACATTGAGCACGGCTGTCACCATCGACATCATAATACCAATACCAAACCGCTTTACCTGTATACTCCGAGTAATTACTCCATGAGAAGTTTGAACCCGGTGCATTATAAAGAGTTACCAGTCGTTTACCATCAGGAAGACCTGTAATTTTATAAGTTAATGCGCCACCCAAGATTCTGTTTAGAATGTTTGCTTCTTGATAACGGAGTAGGTAATCAAATCCACTTAACATAAAGTAAGACCCTGCGGTCCCAATTTGTGCATATCCCGCTTGGTTAGCACCCAACCCTAAACCACCGAATCCATAGTCAGTTGTACCCCAAAGGGCCAGGTTTTGAAATGGTTGGTTTGAAAACCACAAAAGTTCATTGATTTCTCGTCCTGCAGGAATTTCATAAGATTGTGTGTTGGCACTTAACACAAAGTAATCCTTTTTCAAAACATAGGGACCGGTTGTTTGTAAACCTACAATCTTAGAATATGCGTATGTGAATTGGTCTTCTAAATTAAAAGTACGAGTGACTAAAGCTCTTGCAACGGATTTCTCGTTCATATTGAGGTTGACCAAGTTAACCCAGTTAGATTCAATAAGCCAATCTAAAGTGTATTGCTCGTAGTCTTGAATGGATAATTCCATCAAGGAGTCCAACATTTCATCTTCGAGTTCTACAGCTCTTAATGGTGCACCAAGTTGGTGACGAAGTCGTGTATAGATTCTACTTCTTTCGGGTTCAGGTAATACAGCCATACCTATAAATACCGCGATTATCTCAAATCGTATATCATTTGGTTTTTGGCGAAAACATAGTTACCCATAACAATTTCACCTTTGTTTTCGAAAACAACCACTTTTTTACCCTTAACAAATACCATCCAATCGACATTGTATTTTGCAACCTCACCAGTCTTAGTCACAACCAAACGACCATCTTGTTCCAAAATTTCATCGTATCCTTTTACCTGTGCCGTAAGTTTTGAGTTTTCAACAACAATTTCCATGTCAATTTTTTTGATTGCATCTTTGGTTTTACCAGCACCTGCAGTTACGATTACCTTGGCGTTGGGAATACTTTCCTGTAAACGAACCTGTGCCATATTTTCTCTACGAGTACCGACATTGTCTTTCTCCTTAAGGGTATTCATAATTGAATGGAATGTCTGACTGTTCGGGTCGAAAATTCTCGGACTAAATTGTTCAATGTAGTTACAAAGTCTCTTCATCTCTGAGATTTGTTCCGCAGGGGTTTTGCCATCAAAAGTTACCGCCTTTTCCTTGAGTGACTTGGTAATTACCCTGTTCAGGTCTCTGACCATTATACAAAAAACTGAGTAATTTGTATTCATATAGTTAATGACACTTCGACCAGGTTTTTCTAAATCGTAAACGCCAGGTATTTCACCATTTTCTCTTTTGTTGTGGTACTTCTCTGAAAATAACTTTCTAAGAACATCATTAATGGTGTTCTTGTAGATATCTCTTGCTCTGAGGTTATTGTTGAATAACACTCGGTAGAACTCTACTTCACCCCTTGTACACGATTCTGATTTTGTTTCCATTAGTATCTTACCCATTTCTTGTGACTCCAATAACTTGGTTTGTGTTTTGAGTGTATACATATCTTCCACAAAGTCCCAATTGACCACAGTCCAAAAGTTCTTAATGTACTCATCTCTTTTGTTTTTGTATTTGAGGTAGTATGCATGCTCCCACAAATCTAAGCCTAAAAGTGGATATCCGCCGCCTTCAATGACATTCATCAATGGATTATCTTGATTGGGGGTTGACATAATCTTAAGGGTTCCTTTGTTGGTGAGGATTAACCACACCCATCCTGAACCGAATCTTTGTTTGGCAACTTCTTCGAATTGTTTTTTAAATTTCTCGAATGTTCCGAAATCTTTTTTGATTTTTGTAAGTAACTCCTTACCAATTCTTTGTGGTTGGGGAGATAACATATTCCAAAAAAGTGCGTGGTTAAATGCACCACCTGCGTTATCTCTTACTCCTTTGGGATACTTTGAAATACTTCTGATTATTTTTTCAAGGTCATGGTCACCTTTTCTTTTTGATAACAAGTTGTTGAGTTTATCCACGTAACCTTTGTAGTGTTTGTTGTAGTGGACATTCATTGTTTCGGAGTCGATAAATCTTTTTACCGCTGAGTAACTGTAGGGTAATTTTTCTATTCCGATTTTTTTTCCCTCTTGTAAAAGTTCTTTGGCTTGTTCTCTTTTTTGTTCGTGAAGAATTTGTTTTTCTATCTTCTCTACTGATTCTTGTATATGTTGCATGGTCTATATTATTTCTCTATAAATAATAGACATTTACTGATTATCTCCTCTGATTTATACTCTTTAGAATTTCTTCAACAATATTTGTCTCATCAGGGGTATCACCCATAACTGTGGCTATTATTCTTTTTTTGGTGTTTAATATGTCGTAAATGATACCCTCGATTGTGTTTTCGAAAATAGGGTAGTACACCAAAACATTATTTTTTTGTCCGTATCTGTATGCCCTATCTTCAGATTGACTGTGGTCTGAAGGAAGGAATGAAAGGTCATTCATAATGACCGCTTCTGCTGCGGTTAGGGTAATCCCGACACCCGCAGCTTTGATGTTCCCCACAAATACTTTTACTTTATCATCCTCTTGAAACCTGTCAACCGCATCTTGTCTTTGAATTTTACTCATCGACCCATCTAACCTCACAGCACTTTTACCAAAGTGATTGACGATGGTTTCAAGTGATTTAGTGAAATTACAAAAAATGATAACTTTTTTTCCTTGCTCGACAATGTTTTCTGCGAGTTCGATTGTATGTTGAGTTTTTTCCTCAGCAATCACTTGTCTTACCTGAGTTAGTTTAGTGAACTGAATCGAGAGGTTTTTACTTTCCTCAGGATTTTTTTCATACCAATTGTAATAATCACCCATTACCTCTTCATAAAGTTTTGAACGGAGACGAAGGTAGACAGGAGTGATAATTTTTTCGGGTAAATCTAAAACATCCTCTTTCAATCTTCTAAGAACTGTTGTTGAAGTTCGGTCCCTTAGTTCTTCCAAGTTGGATGCACCCATTACATTCCAAACTTTTCTTGGACCAACTTTGAACTGATAACCTGAACAGTACCTAACAACATACGCCATCCAATTCTTAGCAACGGGTGAATCCACCAACGACAAAAGATTGAAGTAGTTAATAGGACGAGAGGTCATAGGTGTTCCCGTTAACAACCACAAACGGTCGATATCCCTTACCAAGTCATTGATTAATTTGGTTCTTTGAGCTTGAACATTTTGGATGTAGTGGGCCTCATCAATAATAACCAAATCAAACTTTGAGTTCAGAATAATTGAATTCTTTCTGTCTTTTGAATCGTGGAAATTTTTGATTATGTCATAATTCATTATCACAATTTCAGCGTCTTCCGAATAATTCTTACCCTCACAAACAAAGCTGGTCTTTTCCGAGTAAAGTTGATATTCTCTTTGCCAGTTAATCTTTAGTGATGCTGGACAAATAATCAAAATCTTTTTTGTCCCCGTTTCTAATGAGGCGATAATCGTTGAGGTGGTCTTTCCCAATCCCATGTCATCCGCCAAAATATACTTCTTGTTTTTTAAAAGTTCTTCGATAGCAACCTTTTGGTGTTCAAGGGGTGGACGGTGTGAATACTTGGAGTAATCCACCTCAGAGATTTCAACTTTATTGTCTTTTATAATTGCTACTTTAGGAATCCACATGTCGGTAAGTTGGTCTCCTTCAGAAAACTTTCCCCAAATGTGATAGGCTTTGTCTTTTTCTGCCAACAATTTTTCAATCCAAATCCTCTCGGGAATTGTCATCATAAATCTTTCATCTGCAATTTTATTTGCGAAATAAGAATCCAAGACCACCCACTTTTTTGCAACAAGGGGGGTCTTGGAGTGATTATTAATGATGTATTCCGATTGACTACGCGTAGGATAAAACTTGGAGTTTTTGTCAAGTTTGACTTTTAATCCCAAGATATAATTGTTAGCCCCCGAGTAGTTCTCTAAAATTGAGATGGCTTTGGATTCTATTGTTGTTCCAATCGGCATTATTTAATTTCAATATTTGACCTCCCATCTGCCCAAAATGTTTCATCTCCATAATAAACGAAAATTTCTTCACCAGGTTCTATGTCTTCAAGCGCGGTAAATAAAAATGAATTATTTTCAAGATTATTATTCCAATCAGCATTAGGTGTATTAGAATGATTGTATAACGAACCACAACCTAAGGCAACCACATGACAATACCACTCAGCCCCTTTTGGCCAAACATAACGGTGATTCATAAGAAGAGTACTTCTTTCTCCTTTTTGAATTGGGAGTTCCAAAAGAGCAGTTTCTTCAATAACTTCACCTTTTGAAATTTTTTGGGTGGCAAAAACTCCCAATCCATGTATATCACTTGGTTTGACCGAAATCTTAGTTGGTAAGATGAGTTCCATATTTTTATTTAGAATATAAATTAAAAAGAGGTATTTATCAATATATCTACTATGGCAGAGAAATTAGTTCCAATTACGCGCTTAGGTAAATTCTTCGGTGGAGAAGATTACAGCCTTGATATTTCCATGGGTCAAGAATGGTTAGAAGGTGATATGAACTTCACAGTGGTATTGTATCGTATCGATAGATACCGTACTCGAATTGATGATGTTTATGGTGAATCACCAGAGGGTGGAATTCAGTTCCTTGCTCCTGTTGAACTAAAGGGTTATGTTCAAATCTTATCCCCCACTGCTCAGAGACTCGGTACATCTCGTGTTGAACAGAATGAACCTGGTAATATGAGATTCTCTGTTTACCGTGCCTACTTGGAAGAATTGGGTGTCGATATTCAAATGGGTGATTACCTTGGATATTACGAGTCTGAAGATAAAGTTAGATACTACACCGTATCTGACGATGGTCGTGTCGTGTCTGATAATAAACATACTTATGGTGGTTACAAACCGTTCTATAGAACAATCATTGCAACACCAACAAGTCAAAATGAATTTTACGGTACATAATGGCACTTCCAAAAAACCCTATTTTCAAGAAACAAATTAAAATGGATATTGACTTGGTCCCACCAAAGACTTTGTCAGCCAGAAGAGAACAACTTTTACAATTCATTAATGAAGATGGAACTTACCTTCCTCAGAGTGTTCTTCATGCCGATTTGGATGGGGGGATGTTAGAATTTGTCAAAAATGAATTAAAGACAACTGTATCCGGTAAAGACATCAATGTTATTGACAAAATTATAACAAATCAAAGATGGTCACAGTTTACAGAAACTTGGAACTTCAAAGACAATGATTTTAACGTACAACTCCCCTTTATTACTCTTGTAAGACAACCTGAGGTGAAATACGGAACCAATCCATCGACTCAATATACGATTCCTGTTAGAAAACAATTCTATTATGCCACAGTTCCAACATGGAATGGTAACCAAAAAGGTTATGATGTTTATACTATACCCCAACCAGTACCAGTAGATATAAATTACAGTGTGAAAATTATTTGTAACAGGATGAGGGAATTGAATACATTCAACAAAAATGTTCTTCAAACTTTTTCTTCTCGTCAAGCATACACTTTTATCAAGGGTCAGTATGTTCCCATAATAATGAATAATATTTCAGACGAATCAGTAATCGATGTTGACAGAAGAAATTACTACATTCAAAGTTACGATTTTACCATGTTGGGTTACTTGATAGACGAGGAAGAATTTGAGGTTAAACCCGCAATTTCTCGTGTAGTTCAACTTTTCGAAGTAGATACTCAAGTGCCTAAGGGAAAAAGAACACAAATTATCCCCCCCAATCCTGATGAATTTACTTATAAATTATTTTTCACCGCGGAGAATAGTACTTTAGTTGATGACCAAGTGGACTATCGAGTGAACCTATCTTTTGTGAATAGTTCAAATGTATTTGGTTATTCAATTTTTATCAACGAAGACTTTTATGGAGATAATTTAAACCAAATCCAACTCAACACTGGGGATATATTCAGGGTTGAGATTGTAAAACAAACTGCAAGTGAAGAAGCCTTTATCGAGTTTCAATCGACATTGGTTTAATTTTCTCCGTAGATATCTTTTTGTTCTTTACAGGTATCCAAAATAAGTTTTTCTAAAAAACGATACATCTTAAAACCATTTTTATCGCAATAAGTTTTTAGAACTTCATGCGTTGTTTGAGAAATCTTTAGATTCTTTATTTGTTTGACTTCTTTTTTCATAGGAAGAAAAAAGGTAGAAAAAAAACATACCCTTTAATAATACATATTTAAAAGTCAAGTTTTTTCGTTTCAAATCAAATATTTATCTAATAAAATAAAACCGAATAAGAAAAATTAAAACATGTTTTTTCAATTAACATCACAAGCAAATCAAAAAGTTTTCGTATCACCAGGAGTTTATACTTCTGAAACGGACTTATCATTTGTTGCACAAAGTGTGGGTGTAACCACTTTGGGTTTGGTAGGTGAGACTCTAAAGGGACCGGCATTCGAACCAATTTTTATAACAAATTTTGACGAATTCCAAACTTTTTTTGGTGGAACTGTTCCAACAAAATTTATCAACACACAAATCCCTAAATACGAAGCCGCTTATATCGCTAAAGCTTACCTTCAACAATCCAATCAATTATTTGTTACTAGAATTTTGGGATTGTCAGGTTACGATGCGGGTCCGTCTTGGAATATCCAAGCAATTGCTAACGTGGCAGGTTGTTCTGTTGGTATTAATACAACTGCATCAACTGTTTCATTTTCGGCAACCTTTACTGGTAATACAAGTGGTACCACTATAGGATTTACAAGTGCTTTACCTGCATTGATAAGTAACAACTTGAATACACAATATTCGCTTATCGATGGGTCAACATCCAATTACTCGAGCGATTTATTTCAGTTTATGCTTAGTATTTCCGCTAACACCTCTGTTTCAGCTTCGACAGTAAATGTTTATGGGTCCATTCCTAATTCCACATATACAAGTCTTAACACGACGTATCCTCTTTTTGATAACGTTTTTGGTGTAGATAATGTTAATGTTGATTTTGCGGACTTAACTTCAGGTAGTAACGACCCTTGGTATTATGCAACTTTTGATGTTACCTCAGGCAACATTTATACGGGTTACTCTTGGTACAATACTGTTACTAATTTTGTGACGGGTGCGTCAGGATTTTTCTCAGGTACTTTAACAGGACAATTATTTACTTATTCGGGAAGTGCTTATTCAGATTGGAATAATTTGATTTTAGCTACAATTCGTTCTAGAGGTATTTCTATTTATGATGCTAATGACCACGGACCACAATACCAAGTTACAGGTTTAACCGATTTACAACTCGTGTGTGATGGAGCTTATTCGGGTGTTTCTTCAAGTCCTTTTGCTACATTCCAACTAAGTGGTGTTACTTTCGAGGGTAAAACTTTTGCTTTTGATGCATCTTTTGATTCAACAAGTGCAAATTACATCACCAAAGTTTTGGGGATAACCAATTTTTCTAAACCAAGACAAGATGTTCCAATCTTTGTGGAGGAGTCTTATTTGGGGTTACTAAATTATGGGTATAACAAAGGATACGTTCGTGGTGTAAAATGTGATATGATTGCATTACCTGAAGCTCGTGACAAATCTTCAACCACTAGTATTGCTTGGAACTTAGAACAATACCAAACCCCAAAAACTCCTTGGTTCGTTTCCGAACTTCGTGGTAACCAAGTTTTTGAATTATTTAGGTTCCACACTATAAGTGATGGTAACACAGCTAACACTGAGGTGAAGATTTCTATAGCAAATATTTCGTTTAATAATTTAACTTTTGACGTTCAAGTTAGAGACTTTTTTGACACAGATGCTAATCCTGTAGTCTATGAAAAATTCACTAACTGTACGATGGACCCAAGTTCAAATAGTTTTGTTGCTAAAAAAATTGGCTCTTTAGATGGTGAATATCCTTTGAATTCGGCTTACATAATGGTTGAACTCTCTGACGAGTATCCAATAGACGCGCTTCCATGTGGTTTCTTTGGTTTAGAACAAAGAATTTACGAAAGTGCAAGTAATCCATCACCTTTCCCAATTATTAAAAACAAATATTTTTTCCCGGGTGAAACAATTTTTGACCCACCATTTGGCACAAGTGCTGGTGGAAGCAACATTGTTTCTTCATCAGGTGATATTGTAAGGAGAACTTATTTGGGCATCTCTTCTCAATTTGGTGTGGATACCGATTTATTACAATACAAGGGTAAGAAAAATCCTATTGTAGGTTGGGATTTGGCAACAACTTCCGAACCTTGGAATTATCAAACCAAAGGTTTCCACATGGACTCTGGTGCAACAATTATCCAAATTACTAATTCCCAAGTTACAAGTGGAACACCAGCTTTTGTTTGTGGTGTTGCAACTTTTGATGACGAACCTACAAATCAAGAAAATCCATATTATTTCTTGTATTCAAGAAAGTTTACTTGTGTATTCCAAGGTGGTTTCGATGGATGGGACATCTACAGAGAATTCAGAACAAACCAAGATAGGTTTGCTTTAGGAGCATCAGGATATTTGCAAGGAGCAACCCCGACGCAACGTTATCCAACCGCATCGGGTGATGGTACTTTCAAACGAATAGTTGTTGGTGACAACACTCAAGATTTTGCAAACACTGATTACTACGCATATTTGTTGGGTCAATTATCGTTTGCTAATCCTGAATCAACAAATATAAATGTGTTTGCAACTCCTGGGATTGATTATGTTAATAATTCAAATCTTTGTGAATTAGCAATTGGTATGATTGAAAATGAGAGAGCTGACTCGGTATACATTGTGACCACACCAGACTACAATATGTATACAAATGATGGTACTTCACAATTTGAAATTATTTACCCACAAGAAGCTGTAGATAACCTTGACCAAACAGGTATAGATTCATCATACACCGCATCTTATTACCCATGGATTTTGGAAAGAGATACTGTAAACAACACTCAGATTTACATACCACCAACAGGTCAGGTTTGTAGAAACTTAGCGTTAACCGATAATATTTCATTCCCTTGGTTCGCATCCGCAGGTTACACAAGAGGTCTTGTGAACTCAGTGAAGGCGAGATTAAAACTTACTCAAGAAGATAGGGACACCCTTTATCAAGGAAGGTTGAATCCAATTGCAACTTTCTCCGATGTTGGTACAGTAATTTGGGGTAACAAAACTCTACAAATTAGAGATACAGCACTAAACAGATTGAATGTAAGACGTTTATTACTTCAGGCTCGTAAATTGATATCTGCGGTTGCGGTAAGATTGTTGTTTGAACAAAACGATGAAATTGTAAGACAACAATTCTTGGATTCGGTAAACCCAATCTTGGATGCAATCAGAAGAGACCGTGGTTTATACGACTTTAGAGTTACAGTAGCGTCTACACCTGAAGATTTGGATAGAAACACTTTGACAGGAAAGATTTACTTGAAACCAACTAAAGCACTTGAATTTATTGATATTGAGTTTTTAATTACTCCGACTGGAGCTTCTTTCGAAAATATTTAATATCTTTGGGGTGGGAAAACAAATTCCCACCCTTTTTTTGCCTAATCGAAAATGAAAACTAAAATTAAGGACACTTTCAAAAGTGGAACGCCAGACCTCAAGTACTACGCGTTTGATTGGGATGATAACATTGTTCACATGCCAACCAAAATCATTCTGTTAAATGATAAGGATGAAGAAGTGGAAATGTCAACTGAGGATTTTGCAACTCACAGAGACAAAATCGGGAAACAAACTTTTAATTACTTAGGTCATAAAATTGTTGATTACTCGGATGACCCATTCCGATTTTTTGGGGTTCATGGTGACAAACAATTTTTGAAAGATACCTTACAGGCTAAAGTTGGACCAGCATGGAATGATTTCAAAGAATCAATCAATAATGGTTCAATCTTTGCGATTATAACCGCTCGAGGTCATAATCCAAATACAATCAAAGAAGCTATTTTTAATTACATCAATACAGATTTTGGGGGTATTTCCAAAAAAGAATTAGTAAAAAATCTAAAAAAATATCGGGACTTTGTGGACGAAGAAAAAATGACCGATGAAGAAATGATTAAGTCTTATTTAGAATTAAATCGTTACAACCCTGTAAGTTTTGGAAATGAAGATGGTGCATCTTCTCCTGAAGAAGCTAAAGTACGCGCAATGGCAGATTTTGTAAATTATGTTAAATCTATGGCAGCGCTGTTACATAAAACAGCATTTCTAAAAAAAGACATAGCAAATAAATTCGTACCAGGCAAGCCAACTATAGGATTTTCAGATGATGATGAAAGGAATGTAGAAAAGATTAAAGATTATTTTAAATCAATTAAAGAACCGGTAAAAACATATTCAACTAAAGGAGGAATAAAAAAAGAATACTAGTACTGGAACTCTAGTTGAGAATAAATTTCCGCAAAAAAAAGTCAATAGAAAAAATATGCCCATTGGTATATTTATAATAAAAGATAAAAGTAAAAATTAAGATATTACCATGGCGGATTTATTAATGAAAATGCCGATTCCTTATGAACCAAAAAGACAAAACAGGTTTATATTAAGGTTTCCATCATCTTTGGGTATTAATGAGTGGTTTGTAGAATCAACTGCTCGACCACACATTACGATTAACCCAACAGAAATTCAGTTCTTGAATACCTCAACCTTCGTTGCGGGAAGATTTAACTGGCAAACTATTCCCGTAACATTCCGTGACCCTATTGGTCCTTCAGCGGCACAGGCTCTTATGGAATGGGTACGTCTTCACGCTGAATCAGTAACTGGTCGTATGGGATACGCAGCAGGATACAAAAAAGACATTGACTTAGAGATGTTAGACCCAACAGGTGTTGTTGTGGAGAAATGGATTCTCTATGGTACATTCCTTACAGATGTGAACTTTAATACCTTAAACTACTCTCAAGATGGATTGGCAACAATCAGTGCCACTTTGAGGATGGACCGTTGTGTATTGATTTACTAATATTGTATTTATTTACTTTTATTAACTTTTATATTTAACCGTAGAGCTAAACTCTACGGTTTTTCTTTTATATGGACCAAGAAACGATTAATTACGGACAACAACAGTTTACACTACCACACGATGTAGTACCCCTTCCCTCAAAGGGAATGTTTTATAAGAATAAAAAATCATCTTTGAAGGTTGGTTACTTGACTGCAAGTGATGAAAATATTTTGATTGCGGGTGGTAAAGATATGACCACAAATCTTCTACGAGCCAAAATTTATGAGCCAGGTGTGAGACCTGAAGACTTACTCGAAAGTGATATTGAAGCGATTTTAATTTTTTTAAGAAACACTGCATTTGGTCCAAATATCGAATTGAATTTAACTGACCCCAAAACAAACAGAAAGTTTGTTGCGAATGAAAGACTTGACGAACTTAACATCATTAGTGGTAATGAACCAAATGAAGACGGAAGTTTTACAACAAAACTACCGATGTCCGAAAAAACAGTTAAGTTGAAACCACTCAATTTCGGTGAAGTTACAGAAATTAATAATTTATCTGAAACCTATCCTCAAGGGAGAGTTGCTCCAATTAGAACTTGGAGACTACAAAGAGAAATTGTGGAGGTTGATGGTACTCAAGACAAAGTAGAAATCCAAAAGTTTGCGGAATCCATGCCGTTTGCGGATTCAAAGTACATAAAAAAATTCATGAATGAAAACGTGCCTCGATTAGATATGAATCGGGTGATTATTGCCCCGTCAGGAGAAAAGCTAATGGTGAACATTGGCTTCGGGGTTGACTTTTTTCGTCCTTTCTTCTGATTATAGAAAAAACCAAATAGACGAGTTTTACTATTTGTCTAAAATATTTTCTATACCCTACTCAGATTTTATGAGTATGCCGATTTTTATACGGAAGTATCTGTTGGATAAGTGGGTTGAAGATAACCAAAAAAAATAACAAAAACCCTATTTATAATATAAAAGTCCATAATGGCAGATGAAGATTTAGGGTTTTTGGGTAATTTAAAGTCATTAATTGGTGAGTCTGCTGATTTGGCTGGTAATATCGGTAGAATACAAGATGGTGTCACCAGTATTAACAGGTCTTTCGGTGAATCACGAGAAAGATTTTTAGAGTTTTCAACTGCGGTATCTGATGGTGTTGCGGATTTTGTTAGACTTGGAGGGTCTGCAGCAGAACTGAGTAAAACTATTGCAGAAATTGGTGAAGGTGCACGAAGAAATGTTGTTGCATCTCAAGAATCTCTACAAGAAATTTTCGCGACATCGGAATTTCTTGGTCAAGAAGTAAAATTTTTAGTTGAACAGTTTGGTATTGTTGGTATTGAACTCTCAAATATTGCTGAGGGTGTTGAAGAATCTGTTGGTTATGTACAATCATTAGGTTTGAATGCAGTTCAAATTATGGGAGATGTCCTCACCAAAGTTGATTTGATGAATCGATTCAACTTCCAAGATGGTGTTGTGGGATTTACCAAAATGGCAGCTCAAGCTTCGATGCTTCGATTTGACATGCAGGTCACATCGGATTTTGCGGAAAAAGTTCTAAATCCTGAAGGTGCAATACAAATGGCAGCTGCTTTCCAAAGATTGGGAGTTGCGACAGGTGATTTAGTAGACCCGTTCATTTTAATGGATAAATCTATCAATGACCCAAAAGGTTTACAGGATTCACTAATTGAGATGACCAAACAATTTACCTACTTCGATGAGAAGGCTGGTAATTTTAGAATTAATCCTGGTGGAGTAAGGTTGATGAAGGAACTTGCCGAAACTGCGGGAATGTCCTTTGAACAATTTTCAAAGACTGCATTAGCTGCTGCGGATTTAGATAGACGATTAGGTGAAATATCTTTTGACATTAGAGGTAGTGATGAAGATAAAATGTTGGTTGCCAACATGGCTAAAATGGGTGAAGGTGGAAAGTATGAAGTTCAATTCAGAGACGAGACAGGAAAACTTCAAACGGAAAGTTTAGACAAACTATCACAAGCTCAGTTTGAACTTATCAAAAAACAGGGTGAGGATAGACCTAAGACAATGGAGGATATTGCTCGAAGTCAATTATCAACAAGTGATATTATGGCGCGAGATATCGCGGCACTCCCCATGAGATTGAGTTATGCATTAGCTGGTCAAGAAGGGTTACAACGAGCCATAGAGTATGTCAGAACCGAGGAAGGAAGAATTGCGGATGCTGCGTTTAGTCCTGGTGCATTACCAACTGGTGAAGAGTTTCGAAGAGAATTTCAAAACTTCGGAGATATTGTTGGAACCTCAATCATGAACTTACTTAAAGGTGAGGGTTCGGTAGAAGATGTCTTATCGACAATGAAAACAGCTGCAGAAGAACAAACAATAAGTTTGGACTTAGCTCAAAGATATCAAACCTTTCTTGCGAGATATAGTGAAGGTAGTGCTCAAAGAGAAGCTGCTCAAAATATCTCAAGAATAGGAGAACAGACAGACACAAGATATCAGAATTGGGAACAATACCAAAGACAAACCTCAACAACAACAGAAACAATTACTGGAAATGTCAATGTTGATGGTAATTTTACTATAGATGTCAACGCACCGAACAATCTAACTGACCAACAAATCTTTAATATATTCAATAGTCCCGAAGTTAGGGACAATATCTATAAGATTGTTAAGGTTAAGACCGAAGCGGCAATTAAAGAATTGACAAAAAAATAATTAAAAACCTATTTATAAATAAAAGAGTAAATGGGTAGTCCACTTGATTTTCCAAGTTCAGAGGTTTTTAGGAAGAAACTCGTGGTAAGGAATTTAAAACCTTATCAGAAGTCTCCCAAATTTCCTAACCCCCCCTATAACTACGAAACTATTCAACGAGATTTATCACCGGTTGATACTGATGATACTTTAATTGATACTCCCGTATTAGCCAACCTCCTATACCCTTTAAACCAATATGGTTCAGACGGAGGATACAAACAAGTAAGAGATGTCAACATTCTCCAAAACACCCGAAGTAATGAGGGTGAATATGGATATCAAGATGCGAACATTATTGATGAGGGATTCAGTGCTGCTCAGATAGGATTCCCTGGAGTGGCTCCTGCGTGGAAACCACTAAATGCTTATGCAAGTACGGACCAACTATTGGACTCAGCTCAGTTTTTTGGTTCATTAGAGATATTGACTCAAAACAATGGACGTTCAACAAACGCACAACCATATCCTAACTTCAATCCGTCCTCATATTCTACAATAGGGATTATGCTCAACCCTGACCCACAGGGTTCTAATGGACTTCTTTCGAGTGACTCTTTTTTGGCAAAATTAGCAGCGACAAACCTAAGAAGACAAATAGAATACAATATTGGTCGTC